GTTTGCCCTGCTATAAAAGTTTGTGCAGAATCATAAGCAGAATTAGCATAAACATTCCAGTTCTCACTCGCAGTTAATTGTTCTTGGTCTAATATTTCTCCTGAACCTTTTAAAATGGTGTCAGTATCTTGCGTATGGTCTAATGTGTTAGCGTGTTTTTTGATGACAGCATCATCAATATCTTCTACTGAAGACGAAGGTTTATCTTCTATACTGCCCCAAGATAATGATATAATATCTCCCTGGTCAGTCCAATCACTTAAAGAACCACTAGAAGCATTTAATGTCCATATATACAAATGACCGGTATCGTTGGTTATTCTACCATTATTAAGGGTATTCCCTGTTATAGGTAAGCTATTATATGTGTCTACGCCCTCTTGAAAATAAATTATCCCTGCGTCATTTACAAGGTCAAACTTTCCTGAAATAGGGTTAAAAACTTGTTTATATAAACTCATAATAAATTCCTTATCTTATAATTTCCAGTGGTCTAAAGTGTAAAATGGGTAGGTATTAGGTGATGCTATAACAGTTGCAAATGCATCTGTTGTTAAACAAAATCTTGTAGAATCCGTAGCAGTTTCTATTTTTCTAATTAAAACTTGTGCAAATTTATTAACATACACATAGTAATCATAACTACCTACAGTTACTTTTTCATGGAATTCAAACCCTTCAATTGCTTTATAATGAGCCATTAGTTACTCCTCTTTATATCTTCCTGTATTTTATCAAATAATTCTATTCTATAGTTTTCATATAACCATGGAATATAATCTTCTGCTACATTAAGAATTAAACACACATCTTTTAATGTAATCTTTTTCTCATAATATAAACGAAATGTATGCTCATTAAATAGTAAGCCACCCCTTACAAACCAAGGATGTTCCATTATTGTATCTTTTTCTTTATCTAGTCTTCGTCTTACTAATTGTAAGTTTTGACAACTATCGCATCTATAAGTATAATTAGCCCTATTCTCTGGGTCATTTATATACTTTTTAAATCTAGCTTTTAATATATTTAAGGCCTTTACAGCATCATTACCTGATTTATCTTCTTCTTCTAATAAACCTAATTGCTTCTTTATTTTAATGCATTGCTCAATTGCTTTATTATAAGCTTCTAGTTCTTTATGAGGTTGTGCATTATCTTTAGTACTTGAAGAATTTAACGATAGCTGTATTCTATGGATAACAAGTTCTAAATAAGTTAGTTGCTTAAGTAGTTCCTTGTCAGATGGGTTATCTATACTGCCCGTTTTTAAATACTTGCGAATTAAGGTATAATAAAATTCTACTTCTTTCTTTTTAGTAAGCCCTATATGCCATTCCTCATTAAAGTCTTCGCCTTCCATCTTAACTTTAACTGCTTTTTGAAGAGCCTCTTCATTATCCTTATATTGGGCTAAGTGCTTGATTTTATTATAATACTTTTGCTCTCTGTCTGTCATTTTAAACCTTATCTTTGTGGAGCTCATGGAAAGAATCGAACTCTAATCTCTTGAATGAAATTTTCTATGGCAATTAGAACATAATACTTCACATTTTTCTATTTCTTTTTTAATCCTTTTAAATGAATAGAAATGATGCATAGCCCCAACTGTAAAATCTTTTTTACTGGGGTCTATATGGTGAAAGTCAAGGCATCTAATATCTTTTTCTCCACAAGAATTACATTTTAGTGTTTTCTTAAAAGATATGAACTCTTTTTTATTTTTAGCTCTCCAAGCATAGTTAATAGCAATTCGTCTTTTTTTATTCTTTTCATACCATTGCTTACCATAAGCTCTCATGTCTTCTTTGTTTTTATACATTAATTTCTCTTCTAGGAGGTGAGTTGAACACCCACCTATATCTTAGGTTAGTTTAGATTATACCAATAGTCTCTTAGTTATTTTTCCCTTAGGGGGCATCCTTTACTATGTGCGTAGTAATCTAAATTGCAATTGGCTAGGGCATGGAAATCCTTTTACAGCCCCAGATGGTAGTGGTTAGCCAGTTGTAAGCTTTTTAGTCATATGAGGGATATATTCCCTTATTTGTAACCTTTAGTTTTTAAGCAACATCAGTTTACTGGACTTATTAACCACTTGGTAGACAAGGGCAGAATATACCCTTACCTATATATAAGTATAGGAATATATAAAGGATTCTTTAGCTTTATTTTAAAATAATTCCTATTATCTACCATTATCTTCTATTAGTTCTTATTTATACTTAAATCGCCGTTTTGTTCTTTCCGAGTCCATTCGTTCCTCTTACTGCGTAAGTGTTACTCATTCCCTCGTTAAAGTTAGAAAACAACGGTATAACCTAATAGCGTGCTTTCTAACTTCTAAAAGCTTATACCCTAGGGGGTTACAACTATGCCATAGAGACATCTGCTTTTATCTACCCTAACATGTGCTAAATATCTACCCTGTTGCTATTAAACAATTTAGAACTTCGGGCTTTAATATTTCCCATATTAAACCCCTTGTAAACAAAGGGGTTATATCAATAAATGCTGTTTTAGTACAATTACTCACATCTACCTAGTTTCTGCCCTGTTGGTACTAAACGACTTACACCAATATTAAAACATTCACCCTCTGAGAGCATACAAGATTACTTATATACACTTCAACCATCTTACGATAGTAAGTATAGGATTAAAACAGGAAAAGTTTAGGTATTTCTCAAAATAATAGCTATATTCCAATGGTGTAGAGGGTAGCATGCCCTTGAGCCACAGAAACGCTAGGTGTCTACCGTAATAGACCCTTGACCCCCAGTAGGTTATACCGTTAGGTATACCCTTACTACACCGTTATTATACCCGTAAAAACCTCCAGCGTCAGCTCCAAATACCGTAGGCTCCTAAAATAAAATCTGGGAGGAATGTGCTAATCCTAACCCCTCCCCCAGCTCTATCCCTTGTTACTCCATACACTTATGATTCCATGGGTAAAGGTTTACACACTATCCTATTAGGTTATACTGTAGCAGTACACACACATAGTCCAATATATACTCTTATATTATAATACTGTTGCCCTGTGTTGTAGTGTTGTTTTAATACTTATTACTTGCATTCCTCAGGGTATGCTATAACATCTTTTTTATTTACTAGGCTAATAACAGGCACTTTACACCAGATAATATTATAAGGTATATTTAAGACACTTTAAGCGATAGGCTATAGGTTCATACCATTAAAGGTTAAACAGGCTTAAAAAGGTATCTGCAATGTTTTTAAAGGGGTATGCAACAGGGGGAGGGGGTATAGTTATTATCTTATTTTATAGGCAATAAAAAAAGGGGCAAGCTGTTAGGCTTGCCCCTTTTGTAGCAGGGTATTATTTGCTTGTAACTAAGTTGCCTGTGTTATCTACCTTGTTACCTCTTAGGTTAAAAACACATACCAGATTACTAAATTCCAGAGGGTTTTTATGGTGTTTACTTTGCAGTACACCATAAATGGTTCTTGCCTTACCAGAATTTAAGGCTTTAATACCTGCTGTTATAGCCTTATTAATGTTAGTGTAACCTGTTTTTTCCTCTAACATTTTCATACTACTTGCCAGATAAATTTTATCACCTTTGTTAACCTTTTTTGACCTGCTGTAAGTATTTTTTGCTGTAGATTGAATAGAGGTTTTAATTACTGCTTTTTTACTGACAGTCTTTTTGCTCTTAATTGTTACTGACTTACTGCTTTTTTTTGCCTGTTTTTTAATTGCCTTTTTCATAATTCCTCCCATGTTACTGTTATAAAACAAATTAGTTATAATACCCTTTACAGCTTTATTATCTTATAAAAATCCCCCCTTTGTTTTAGCATAATTTTTTGCCCCTCTTTTAATAGTGTATAGGCTCTATTGATTTTCCTCAGGCTTGCTTTTTTATGCTCTAGTAGTAATTGGATTTGTAAGATGTTTAATTTTCTCATAATTAAAGTATACCTGACGAATTTGAAAATTGCTAATGAATTTGCTATTTTTTTTTAAAATCAATTTTGCAGCAGATTTAGGGGACTTTGGCATGATTATTGCTAAGGGAAATTATTTCGGGGATTTGTAGCAATTTCCGTGCCAATCCTCAGAAAAAATTATTCCTTGCTTTCATCCATGGAGTGTATATAGGCAACTTGAAATACCTCTCCGAAATAGCCTTAAAATAAGGTTAAAAAAAATGCTTTTCCTATTAGCAATTTGCAGCATTACATGGTATACTTTAACAGGTTCATTGAAAGCATTATTTTATAGTATGAGGTAAAAAGCACTCAGTAGGGAAAGCCCCTCGTAAGTATTGAGGAGGTTAGTACCAAAAGCCGAAAGGCTGTGGAAGGTAAAGTCCTTTCTGGGTATGGCGAACCGAGTTTCCTACAACGAAATTCTCTACCATATCGGGAAGAAGGGTACTGAAGCGAGGATAGCGGGATTCCTGATAAACTATAACTTAGTTGGAAAGAGTATAAAGCCTATTATATTATATAGGAACTTAACCTATATATACCGAGATTTTAGGCGGGAAGAATAAAAAAACTCCCCACTACTTAATCCCCTGCTGATAACATAGCAGGCTAATCTAATGGTTATCCGACATGGCTGGCATGGTACGGTGTGGGATGCTCGGTAAGATAATATCCGAGTTAAAAGAAAGCATACTATTTGACAGTAGGGAGAACATCCTATAATGATATAAAGTATGGTTAAAATGTCGAAATGGGAGCATACAATTATTTAGTTACCTTTATATAAGGGGCTAACCTTGCGTTCCCATAGGCTATATATAGTGATATGATAGCCCTGAGGAAGACAAATCACTTAACAAGGGAGGAAATATGCAAAAAGATTTACATGATTTTTTATTAGAGGCTTGGAATCAAACAGAACACGGATGTATCAGCTTAGTAAACATAAAAGTTAGGGCAGAAAATGAAAAAGAAGCAAAAGAGAAAGCAAGGAAACTTGTTGATAGGGAAAGATTTACAGTAACCCATGTAACAGCTGCATAAGCAGGGGAGAAAAAAATGAAAGATGATGTAGATATTAAATCCAAAGGTTTAATTGAGGAAGTAAAAAGGTATATCATCCACGGGTGGAATTATGTGGGGGTTAGTAAAAATGATAAGGAACTAATAAAATTAAGGGTTAAAGCAAAAAATGATAAGGAGGCTTTAATTAAAGCAAAAAGATTAGCAACTAGGGATAATTATAATATAGTTGAAATAAGGGAGATTTAAACAAAGGGAGGCAACATGGATAGGGTAAAAGGCAGATGTATTCATCTAATGGAATATGAGTGTTGTGCAATATGTTCAGGTCTTATGGAAAAGAAAGAAAAACAGCAACTGGAATATAGTGATGTAAGAGTACGGAGGTCAGAGGCTAGGGCAAGGCGTTTATATATGCAGGAATCTAGCAAGTTTTTCGCTACAAAGCACGCAGAACCCTACACAGATGAGGAATTGAAATATATCATTGTTAATACTAAGGATACCACAAGGCAAGATACCGAAATATTTTATAATATAGCAAAGGAAGTAAAAAGAAGGCTTGGTAGTATTGAATGGTTATGGAATTATATATGGCGTGAAGGATTTAATAATGTTTTAAAAGCTGGTTATGATAATAAACTATATGAAAGAGTCCAACAATTAAAAAAGGGGTTAGTGTAATGAGGTGTCCTCATTGTAATTATGTTCATAATGAAATGAATGAATTTAACGAATGGGTGGAAGGAGAACATGGGGATTTTTATACAAATGATGTGTCTTTAATGCTAAGAGGGGCAGGGTTGGGAATTGGAGATGTAGAATCTAAACTTATAAAAGGATGCCCTAAATGCAACAAATTATTTATGTTATAATTAAAAAGGGAGGCTGTATAATGTTTTATTGTATAGTTTGTAAGGAATGGCATGACTATTCGGAAAGTTTAGCCTGGGTAAGAAAAAGAAAAGGTAAGATATTAGGATTGGTTTGTGATGATTGTATAGATAATATTGAAAGGGAATAGTCATGAGGATGCATATGTTTCCACAGAGCAAAATGAGATTATCATTTATATTAGCATTTATCCTAATATTCGCTTTAATACTAAATACTCTGGGAAATTGCTACACGCTATAACTAATTGAGGGGGTAATACCGATAAGGTAATGGGAGGTCGAAACTCTCCATGGTAAGGTAGATAGTAATCTACTACTGCTTACTATGTAGGTATATCCCCTTATTTTTAATAAGGGAGGCAGTAATGAAAAAGTTAAGGCTACTAATAACTGAGGATTGTAATAGGTCTTGCAAAGGATGTTGTAATAAAGATTGGGATTTAAAGTCTTTACCTATAAATAAAGGTTATAAAGGCTATAAGGAAATAATGCTTACAGGTGGAGAGCCTATGTTATACCCTAATCTTATTATAAAGATATGCAAGGAAATTAGAGAGCAAACTGATTGCCCTATATACCTATATACCGCAAAGGTTGAGGTATTATATGATATATTGGAAGTAATGTTTAATTTAAGCGGGATTTGTTTAACATTACATGAACAAAAGGATGTAAAACCTTTTATATATTTTAGTAATATGCTAAATCAGCTAGGAGCTAAAGGCTCTTTTAGGTTAAACATATTTAAAGGGATTAATACATACAATGTAGATTTATCTGCATGGAAGGTAAGAAAAGATATGGTATGGATGAAGAATTGTCCTATACCAAAAGATGAAGTTTTTAAAAGGTATAACTAAAACACTTGGGAGGGTGTCATGGCTAAAAAATATATTCAATCAAGAGTACTGGATAAAACAAAAGTTTATTCAAATGTAGGAAGTAAAATAGCAAAGCCTAAGAACAAAGGATATAAAGCATATACACATACCCTAAAGGCGGGGGAATCCTTAAAATGTTCATGCTGTAGATGTATGGCAAGGAGAAGTCAAGGACATAGGAAGGTATATATAATTACCCGTAAGAGTATTACAAGTGTATACTCCGTATTATGTTATGAATGTAAGATTAAACTATTGAAGGGATAAAATGCCAAAACCTATTATTAAATTGACAGTATTGGAGGAACATTTGGGTTTTAGGTTAGAGGTTAATGGTATAGCTTCCGACCTAATGGTTATCAATAATGTCCTATCAATGATTAGGAGTATATGGTATAGATTTCATGAAAAGTATGCTATACACTTAAAGGAAGAGTTGACCTTTGAATTAACTCAAGGAGAACTTGACTACGCTTTTGGTAGACAAGATTCCTTAGTTATATACTAAAATTTTATTGCCTGAACAGAAGTATAGAGGGGGGGGGGGTGTCTACCCTTTCTCCCCTCGCCTCCCAACAGAAAGGATAAAATGGATAAAATTGTTAATAGACTTGTATATGTATTCCTACACATAAGGTTGCATTTTTTAATTAAAAGGTTAAGACCTCGGGATTATGAATGTGTTAAAACAGCAAGGGCTATAAACTATACAAGGATGTTAATTTAAAAGGGGTATTGTATGACAGAGAAAATAATAGTAATAATATTATTATTTATTGTGTGCAACCAAGATATATGGGACTGGTTATCAAAAAAGGAGGACTAATGGAGGGTGTAAATTTATTTAATGCGTTAGCATCGGATGCCATGAAAAAGAATATACATGAAATGGGGGAACAAAAAACATTAAAAGTTATTAAAGAATTAAATGTTTCTAAGGAAACTAAAAAGGTTTATCTTAAAGCATTTTTTCAAGAAGTTCAAAGAAGGGAGAATAACTTACATCCAAGTAAGTAGTTACAGTCCGTGGGGTAGTCTTGATATTATAGGGAAGGTTCTGAACCTTAAGGGGTTAGATTCCCCTACTACCCCTTAACAAGTAAGAAAGGAATATTATGTTTACTTTAATTAGTGTTATTCTAATGATAGTTTTTGGGATATATTGTGTTATTCATGGGTTTTTCTTTGAAAGCGGATATGACCATTCTGGGACTATCCTCCTTGGTGTAGTAATTCTAATAGTCGGAGTAATGGCTATTGGTTTTAGTTACTACGAAAATATAGTAACTGCCCCACATGAATATACCTATTATAAAACTGTTGTTAAGGAAACAAAAGAAGTATTAAACTTATCTGCTGGGAAGCAGATTGAATTAAAAGATATTGAAATGGGAAAACAAATATCTAATGTTATAAAAGATTTAAGGAATTTTGAAAAGGGTATACAAATTAAAAAGGTTAGTCCTTTTACAATATTTAAGCCTACTATAGTAATTGACTAGATATTCCAAAGGAATGTATAAGGCTGTTTAAGGGCTTTATTTTTAGGGTATATAGTACTTTATACCTCTATAAAGGGGGCTTAAACAGGCTTAAAACAGGCTTAAAACAGGCTATATTATAGGCTATAATACATTACAGGCAAGCACAACAGAAAGGCCCTAAGGAATGAAATTACTTTTTGTATATGGAACTTTAAAGCGCGGTTTCCAACTTAATGGCTATTTAAAAAAGGCTAGATATTTACAGGATGTTACACTACAAGGTTATACATTATTCCTATATACTAGGCTTAATTTTGCTTACCCATATATGATGAAATCATCAGAGGATGATTATGTGAGTGGGGAATTGTGGGAAGTATCAGATTATTCTTTTGCACAAACTAAACTCATGGAATGTCGGGCAGGGTACTGGCATTGTGAATTTAATTCTGACATGGGAGTAATAAACTCTTTCATAGTACAAAGGAAATTTCGTAAGGCAGATGAATGTATAGGTAATAATTTTACTAAGGAAATGCAAGATAAGGAGGGTGTGTATGCCCACAGTAAAAAATAGGGGTATTAAGTTAAAAGCAGGTATGAATGTAACTTGCACTATAGATGAAACACATATTCCCAAAGCTAAAATTCAATTACAGGATGGGATGTTTTTTATATGTCAAAACAAAAAGAATGGTTCTATGTGCATAGATAGAATGGGATTTAGCTATTCTTGGGCAATAGGAACTGAGAAAACTCGTGATATACTTTTTCCTGATGAAGTAAAAAACTTGCGTGTTGTTCCCAACAATGGTAAAAATTATTTTACAGAGTGCTTGAACTGTGGGGTAGACCTTAAAAGAAAAACAAGCAATTCAGGTTACTGTAAGGAGTGTTTAACAAGTTATAGGCTACATAAGTGCTATAAATGTGGGAAATATTATAGGAACATCCTAAGATATAATGCATGTGATAAAAGAGTATGTGAAAAATGCATCCCTACCTTACCTAAATGTTTTATATGTGGTATACATATTATCCCTAGATATAAACTTTCTACTGGGGAGTTTTGTTGTACTTCTTGTAAGCATATGGAATTTGGTGTTACTCATGGGCATTTTAATAACTTTTCTAGGATGAAACATGAGGGTAATGAAAAGAATTATATAGGATTTGAACTAGAGCTGGAGGTAAAAGAAAAACTAAGGCTTGCTTATCGGGGGAAAAATAAGTATAGTAGAGGTGGAGGTGTACATTACTCTATAGGCTCTATGTTTATGATGATATTTGAAAAATTAGGGATAAAAAATCAGATATTCTCCGCAACTGATGGCTCACTATCTTGTGGGATTGAATTCCAGTCAGCCCCTTGTACCTATGCTTATCTAACAAAAAGATTCCCTTTAAAAAAATTCTTTATTCACTTAAAAAAATATTTTTCTTCCTTAAACTCTTGTGGGTTACATTTTCATATGAGTAGGGAAACACTTACTAATAATGATATATCTAAGCTATTTTTATTTATAGATAATAATAAAGATATACTTTGGAAATTATCTTTAAGGGGTAGAAGTGATTATTGCAGCCCTTATACCTTAGATTTTGACTGGAAGAGAAATAAGTTTACCTCCAGTAAACACCTAGCCCTAAATGTATGCCAACATACTGTGGAGTTCAGGCTATTTAAAGCCCCTGAGACTTTTAAGGATTTTATGGTTGCCCTACAATTTACTAATCTTATGAGGATATTTGTTCAAGGTAATAGTAAATCCTCTTTTGTACATAGAAACAGATGGGAAGATTTTAAATCAATGGCTAAAGTATACGGATATAACTACTTACTAGAAGGCATAAAGGAAAGGTGTTCACAATGAAATGTTTTATCTGCGGGGAAAGAGAAAGCTGCAAAAAAGTGGATGGTAAAAGTTTATGTTATGAATGTCGTAACTATTCTTCCAGCACTTTTAAGTGTTTCCAATGTAATGAGGTTCATCTTACGGAAAATGCTGGGTATACTAGTTGTGATGATGAATCTATGTGTACTAAATGTTTAGGTATGAAGCAGGAAGACTTTAAAATAATTGAGGATTATAACTATGTACCTAGGAGATACACCTTTTATAAAGAAAAAGGGGAAAGACACCCTTTATTCATGGGGTTTGAACTAGAGCTGGAAAGCATAGAGGATGAGGTAGATGATTCACTTATAAAATTAAATAAATTTATATATAAAGAGGAAATATCTAAATACTTTTATATAAAAAGTGATTCATCCATAGATTATGGGTTTGAAATTGTAAGCTTCCCTGCAACACTTAAGTATATGAAAAAACATTATAAATTGGATAAACTTTGTAAATTTTTACAAACTATAATGAAGGCGGATGATACCTGTGGTTTCCATGTTCATATACCTAGGAAGACTTTAGCTGTTAAGGAACTTGTTGCCCTGCAACATTTTGCATATGTTAATAGGGAAGAATTATTTAGTCTTAGTGGGAGAAGGGCAGAGTGGTTTTTATCCACAGATAGGGATGTAAAGGAGGTTTTAAAAACAGCGGATTGTTTTAGTTTCGTTGAAGTAACAAAAGAGGACATAAGTAAAAGTAAACTTTATAATTATAAATATATAGCCATAGCTCCTAGAGCACAAACTATAGAATTTAGATTTTTTGGGAGTAGTTTAAATTCAAAACAAATAAACAACAACTTCCAAGTAATACAAAGTCTAATATCCTATTGCAAAGCTACTAAGCCTAAAGTAATAGGGGATTACCCTGAATTTAAGCATTTTGAAAAGTTTTTATTAAGGAACGAAAAGTTTGATGCTATTAAACCAATTATTAAAGAGGCAGGAGAAAAATTATTATGGGGTGTTCACACATATTAGGAACTATGCCACAATGTAAGCACAGAATTTTTGAGGATAGGTGTATTTATTGCACAGGGGCATGGCGGGAAATATTTACTCATGCATTACATCATATGTGTACTGAATCTATGGATTATAATTTAAGTGATAGTCTGGAAGCCCTTATTCAAAGGACTGAGGTATTAGCAACAAGGGATGAAGATGTCTATGTAGATTCGGAGTTACAGTACATACTTAGGTGTTTCAGAGGAGTTAATTTATATGATTTTGAAAGCCTAGCAATAATTGCAGAAAGGTGTGGAAGGTCTATTTTGGATATAATATATATTCAATCAAATTATTATGGTAAAGAGGAAGTTAAACATTTTAATTTAAGGCTAAGGTTTTTGGAGAAAAAATACAAAAAAAAGGAGGTAATAAGTGCTTAAAATAGGCAGTAGAGTTATTAATAAATCAGGTAATTGCTCCTCGTGGGAAAGCCCTGTATGGGGAGAAAGAAGGCAGGGTAAAGTAATTGGAACAGTAGTCCAGATAAATAAGAATGGCACACTAAGAGTATTTTGGGATAATCATATAGGTGGATTAAGTAGCCGTTCTTACTGTATTTCCAATCAACATATAGTTGAAGTAAAACCCCTAATGATTCCTTTAGGTATTGAAATTTATCTTAAAGATTATGTAGACTTTCCTGAACATGAAGGTATATATGGTACAGTAGTTCTAAGGAGTGCAAGACTTGGGGTTAAAGTAAAATTTGGAAGAATATCTAAATATGTTAATATAAATAATATAGTCCCAAAATCTAATGATATACATAGTAGTTGTATCTATTGTGGGGAGAAGTTAGTAAAGGGAAAAGATAACATTGTATTTTTGAATGGATTCTTTGCACATAAATACTGTTCCACTAAATGTATTCATTGTGGGTTAAAAAAAGATATAGTAGTTAGTAAGGATGAGATACATCCTATGAGAAATTTTTGTGATAGATGTGCTAAAAAACATTATTACTTTAAGTGTGCTATCTGTAAGGAAGTGCAGTATAAGGATGGAATGTTAAAGATACACACAGGGGAGTATTTTTGTTCTACTTGCATGGAAGAACATATAAGTAATTGTCAGCATTGTGGAGAAGCTGAGTTAAAGGATTCATTAATTTTGATAGGGGGTAGAAAAATATGTAGGGGTTGTCAAAGGTACATCCAATCATGCAGTATATGTGATGATAAAACAGTACAAGGATCTGAGTTTGATAGGGTTATATACTGCCCTAAGTGTAGGAAAAAACACTTTGGGGATTGTAGTAGATGTGGTCGTAACCTCCCTACAGGTTCTTTATCAGATTTTACTTTAAATGAGGAAGAATATAAGAAAGTATGTGCACATTGTAGGAGTAGATTAGAGGAAGACCTTTATATACATAGGTGGAATTATAAGCCTAACAGATACTATTATAGCAAAATGAAATATGATAAAAATCCCCTTTACTTAGGGTTGGAACTTGAAGTAGAATTACCTAATTGTACCGCTGGGGAAGGGGCAAAAGAAACTATAAAGGCTATTGAATCCTTTGGGGCTAGCAAATATTTTTATCTAAAACAGGACGGTTCTCTTAGTAGAGGACATAGTTTTGAACTAGTGGGGCAACCTGCAACCCTAGCATTTATAGGAAATAACTATAAGATATATAATCTATTAAACTTCTTTAAGGAAAAAGGTTATGACTGTGAAACAACTGGACAATGTGGTCTACATGTTCATGTATCTAATAAAGATTTATCTTTTAGGGATGTAGCAAAAATAAAGATGTTTATATGGAAGCATAAGAATATCCTTGATATATTTGGTAATAAAACTGCATCCTCACAGCAGAGGTATGCAAAGTATGAACCATATACAATTAAGGAATTTAAGAAAAAATATATGGTAAATTATATTCATACAAAATATATGGCGTGTAACCTAACAAATAATACTTTGGAATTTAGATTTTGGAAGGCTACATTTGACCACCTAAGATTCCTTGCAACACTATCCTTTAGTGAGGCTATAACCTACTATGTTAAAGATACATCCTTAGCAAAGATACATTATGGGAAGTTTGGTGATTTTGTTCAGTGGCTGTACAAATCGGAGTATTATCACTTAGTTAAATACTTTAACCTATTAAAACTTTCAGAAAAAGAGGAAGAGTATATAAAAAATCCGCCTAAAGAAAAAAAGGAAACAAAGAAACAAGAGGCCGTTTGGGACGGGTTTGTTACTAGGAGAGATATTCGTGTGGAAGTTGAGAGAGTAGAGGAAGTAGGCTATGCAAACCCTATATTTGTACATGAAGAAGAACCTTGTGAGGATGAAGGTTAAACAGGCGATATAACTAGGAGGATAAAATATGTGTATGATTTGCGTTAAACCCAAAGGGATAGAGTTTCCCCCAGAAGAACACCTATTAAATTCAGAGAATAGAAATAAGGATGGTATAGGTATAGCCTATACAAAGTACATTAAAAATAAAAAAGGAACTACAGTAGTAATTAAAAAGGATTTTAAAGATGCTAAGGATTGTTATGCATGGATGAAGAAAAATCTTAAAGTAGAGCAGTCTATTATTATCCACCAAAGGTTAGGTACATCAGGCTTATCAGATGAAGGAACAAGACACCCCTTCCCTGTAACAACTGAATGTGAAATAATGAGGGAAGCAAATCAAAAATGCCCTATAGCCTTTGCTCATAATGGGATATTCTCTGGGCATGGTTCGGATAAAAAGTATAGTGATAGTATGTTAGTGCTATCAAAGTTCTTTGGAACATTAGGTAATTTAATATTCAACAATGAAAGTGTAAGGGAATTAGTACTAGAATTTGTTGGAAACTTTAATAAAATTGTTTTTCTAAAGGCATCTGGAAAAGTTGCAATATTTGGTAGTGGCTGGATAGAACATCCTAATGGTTGTTTATATTCTAATGAAAACTATAGCTACACAGTTGTAAAGAAAAAAGCTTATACCCCAACAAATACTTGGGATTCAAGGTCAACATCTAAACCACAATATAATAACCAACAGGGTTGTCTTCCTTACTATGGTAAACCTCCTTCAGGACAGCCTAAGAAAAAATATCATTGTGATATGTGTCAACAAGGGAAAAAATCTAAATGGCGTGGAGATTTAGAAATGTATGTGTGTTCCAAATGCTACAAATCTATTCACAATGAGGCTACAAAGGATGTACCTATGCTTTCAAGTAGTACCTTGATGTGTCATTACTGTGGAAGTAATCATGGTGTGTGGAGATTTGAAATAAAAGAAAATTCATGTAGTAAATGCTTCAGGAATCAACTATGGTTTAAAAATAAGTTAAATGAATTAGAAGCAGGAATAATTGACACTACAGGTAAAGTAATAAATGGGAGGAAATGATGATACAAATAAGTAATAGAGATGTATTACAAAGGAGAGTGTTAGAATTAATGCTCTCGGAGGGCATTAAAGATTTAAAAACAGTTATGGATATTGTATATGCAGAATACGCATATACTAAGGATGCCCTAGTAAATGCCATTTATGATTTATCCACCAAATGGTTTATAGAAACAGGTCGGGGAGGTTATAGTGAACCTGATGGAATCTATACTAGGTATCAAGTTATTATGTTTGATAAAAAAGGTAATGTGGAGTCTACCCCTATATTTAAAGATGCGGATGATGCCTTAGATATGTATTCAATATGGAGAGATAAGCATATTTTTAATAGATGTAGGGTTGCAAAAATTGACACTCTCCATAGTAAAATACTAGATGTGTTATTAGATGATTTTGAAGTAGAGGAAGGGGATGATAAATAATGAGGATAGTGATGGCACAAGGCGGATGCAAGACAGCAAAACGATTATCAAAGGTTATAGGATGTCCTGCTAGGTATGGTCTTCCAAAAAAGAAAAAAGTATTTGTTGTTTCCTATGGAAGGGTACTACCTCAAGCAAATCTTAATAAAAGCATTATACCAAATAAAAGAAAAGCCTTAGAAATCCTTGAGAATAACGGGATAGGTGTGCCTAAAGTTATTGGTAAGCATGAAATAAATAATTACCCTGAAGGAGAATTCCCTGTATTAGGTAGAAAAAATCATCATGCTAAAGGTCGGGATATTGTGTTTATAAAAACAAAAGCAGGCCTTGCGGAAGTTGATAAATCTAACATAGATTATTATGTAAAGTATATTCCTAAATGGGCAGAGTACAGGGTTCATGTCTTAGGTGGAGTAGCAAAGGTAGTTGCTGTTAAGATACATGATAATAAAGAGGAAGTAAAAAAGCAACCTGTATGGAACTATGATAGTGGCTGGAAACAATTCACTTACAATGGGGGGCATGAACAAACCCTTAAAGAATTAGGAGAAAAAGTTATAGAAATTTTAGGTTATGACTTTGGGGCTATAGATATAATAAGAAAAGGTAGGGATTATTATGTGCTTGAAGTTAATTCAGCTCCAGCTTTAATACCAGAAAGACAAGAAGTGTATGCTAATTATTTTAAAGAAACAGAAAGAGTATGGAAATTAAACGGTAGGAGATAAGATGATACAAGCCCCAAAAGAACTTAAAGAAATACACACAAGGAAAAGTTTAAATAGAGGTTGGAAAGTATACTCTTTTAAAGGCAGGGAAGCTGCAGTAAGAGAACTTAGGAGTACTGATAGGGTACAATTTAATTTTTGTAATCATTGTAATAATAAAGGGGTGTATTTAATCATAGAACTATGGGATATTAAAAGCCACGTGCAGGAAGTGTGGGCTTGGTGCGGTAAGTGCTAAATGGGGTATATTTTAACCTATAGTATAGGCTTATAACAGGCTATCTTAGAGGGGGTCTTATTAAGGTATAGACAAGCATATACCCTCTATAAAAGGGCCTTAAAACAGGCCCTAAGGGGCTTATTTAAGGCTATTATATAAGCCTATAACATACAATAACATATAATACAAGGAATATTATGAAAAAAGCTAAAGGATTCTTATATAGGGTTAGTAAAATAGTTCCTATATGGCTATGGTGTGCATATCTGGGGGGAAAGGACTTTAGTAAATACCTCCTAATACATCTAGGTAAATTACTTTTTGAAATACTTAAAAGAATTATCCTAGCAATACTAATAATTTTAGGTGGGGATACTTTCTTGTTTACCATATATGAACCAGAGGAATATTATAAACCTATTAAAAAGGGTAAAGTAAAATATGTCAAAGGCAGCATGAAAATAATCTAAGGAGGAATAATGAAAGCTACTAGAGAACCTGGCGAATGTAAAGTAATGTTTTGTGGATGTACTCATAAGTATCAGGATGAAAAGTATGGGCATCAAATGAGGATGCACAATGCTGGAAAAGGTATGGGTAATAGTTATACTTATAAATGTACTGTTTGTGGAACTAAGAAAATATAAAGGGGGGACAATATGGAAGACAAAATTAAAAACAGGATAATGGTAGAAGGTCTAAGTAAGATTGTAAAATTGGAATTAAATGATACTTCATCTATAGAAAATTTAGCAAGTATGGTAGAACATTTACAGTCCATAGCTAAAGGCATATTAAAAAAGGTAGGTGTATAAAATGGAACTGCACAAAAATAATATATTTGCATTAGCTGAAAGACAGTTAATAAAAGAGTATGGGGAGAAGTTTCCTCCAGCAATGATTATAGATTATGCTGTTAAGATAAGATACTTCATGGATAGAAATGCTAAGTTTGCAAAGTATACCTTAGAAGGTGGAGAGATATCCATACAAGGTTTAAGATACCATAATATATTGATAAGATGAGGGAGGATATATGTTAAAGGAACAAGTTACAAATATGGTTGATAGATTATTTGAGAGTGAATTTGGAAGTAATAACTTAATAATACATTGTTATCTTAACTTCCTAGAAAGTTCCTTATTAGCAGGAAACATATTTATATGTAGATATAGAGTAAAGTTTCTAGGGAAAGCAGATAAGGCTGTAACAATGCACTAAAAGGAGTATAGGATGAATAAAAAATGTAGTGATTGTCCGTTTATGATTAACATTAAGGAGGAAGCTTATGCGTTATTTAGCAATAGGTGTCCTAAATGTGGAGCAGATTTAGTGCCTAGTAAGCTATCTACAATGAATGATTTGGGTTTAGTAGATAGGGTAAAACATTCAATCAACAAATGGTTTGGGGAACTAGGTATAGAAGGTACATTAGAAATGCTGGAGACAGGGGATAATTTCCCTCATTCAGAATTATTCTATGCAGAGTTATTTAGTAGAGGACTTAAAATAAGGGTAAAGAAAGCAGGGGGATAAGATGATACTGTGTATGGAATGTAAACAACCTGTTACTGAATGTAAAGGCGGATATTTTTGTGTAAACCCTGAATGTCCCTGCTATGTTGTAGCAATATTAAAGGGGGAACAAGTGTATAGGGAAGATAACCCTGTGGAATTTTTACTAGAAAGCTAAAAGAATGAGGAGGATATTATGGTTTGGTTAGGAATATATATACTAGGGGCAATTATAAGTGCAGGGGGGGTATTAGGTTATGAATATTATAAGAATAATAGTACACTTGGGGAATCATTAGTTATGTCTATAACATTTGGTTTAATATCTTGGGTTGGAGTTATAGCCTTAATAGTGAAAGAATCCAGTTAGTTGAAATTTCATACCTTATGGTATAATTGTATTAGAGGGGGATATTATGAGTAAGAGGAATGTTAAACATTTAATTGCAATCTTAGAAAATAATGGGTACCAGTATTATATTGCTGGTATGGTTATACATTATGGCAAAGAAAAATATGATAAGAGAATGGGATGTGATTATATCCATATAGTAGGCGGAGAAATAGATTATGCAAAAGGATTTTTAAAAATAGTTAATAAGATAACTAATTAAAGAAGGGAAGAATGAAACCTGTAAATAAACTTTCAGAATTTTTTAAAAACCTTTGGGGTACAGTAGAGGAGGAGGAAGAACCAACAGTTGAAATAATTGTTCCTACTCATACGACTAAGCCCCTAAGAAAATTTATATTTAGACCAAGGAATCTATCTGAATATATAGGTCAGGAAAAAGCTAAGGCTTTGATAAGACTTAATATAAAAAAGATATGTAACATAAAGCCTGTCCATATACTTATAAATGGTAATGCTGGGCATGGAAAGACTACTCTTGCCTATGTTATAGTAAATGAATTAAGGTCTAAAATGTACTCAGTTATAGGAAGTAATTTTACAAGGGAAGCTTTGTTAGATTTTATAAAAGCTAATGAACAGGACTTATATAACTTACACATACTTTTTATAGATGAAATCCACTCTATGTCTAAAGATATGGCAGAAGTATTATATCCTATATTAGAAGATTTTAGGCAAGCAGATGTGGATTTAAAACCTTTTGTTATGATTGGAGCAACAACTGAAAAAGCAACTTTAATTAAAAGATTCCACCCATTAGTAGATAGGTGTGGATGTCAGATTCATTTAGAATCCTATACTAATTTAGATATTGAAAAAGTATTATCACAATATAGTCAACAGTTATATGAGGAATATCTAGTACCCATAGATATTATTAAAATATTATCTGCTAGTAGTAAGAATGTTCCTAGAATAGCTATCGCTATGTTAGATGATTACATTGTATGTAAGGATATAGATATGGTTTTATCAGCACATAGAATGGTTAAGGGAAGTTTAAATGAAATTGATATACAGATATTACTATGTCTAAGAACAAATGGAAAACCTATGGGGCAGAAAAATATTTCTACCAAAGTAGGGATAGACCAAGTAGACTATGTATATATGTATGAGCCCTTCCTAATAAAGGAAGACTATATAAATGTAACCACAAGGGGCAGGGAGATTACACCTAAAGGCACAGCTGTCCTACAAGAGATAGGGGTTTAAAATGAAAAGTAATCAGCCTTCTGCAAGAGGAAAACCAACTGTAATAAGGGCAGGAATACCTGAATTACCTAAACAACCCCCATTGAGAGAAATAGATTGTACACCTTTTCCTACTATAGCAGAGTTAAAGGATTTTATTGCTTTAGGTATAGCAGGAATATGTACATCATTAGTATTTGGGGCTATAGGATATTTGGTTATATTTGATGCATTTTTTAGAACACTTTTTATTGCCCTTATATTTGGGGGAACTTTTGTTTGGTCTTTAACAAAACTTAGATAAGGAATAATATGACTAAAAATGAATTACTAGCTAATTTAATTATACAATACTTTGAAGTAGAATCCGCAGTAGCATGGGATTTTGTAACAGAGTATATGATAAAAGAGTATGAATTAAAAGAGGGGAAAGATGATGTCAAGGAGTAGACTAGCTCGTTGCAGGAGGCATTTTAGATATAGAATATCTATAAGGTTTCATATTAAAAGGAAAATAGTTCTAAACCTAGAAATGATTTTAATGAGAAAGCTTTTCCTAGGTAAACTTATTATTGTGAAAGAAAACAAGCGTTCCTTAATGATATGGTATCCTGACTTGCATGAAAAATGTATACTAATTTTTGATAAAAAAAGGAATGTGTTTCTAACAGGGTATGTTGGAAATAGAAGTTACCTTGTTAAACATAAGGTATTAAAGCAGGGTGTATGTATACCTGCCTGTTAAAAGTGCCTTAAAACAGGCTATAGGGGGCTTTTAGGGGCATTTTTAAGGGGGTAAAACAGGCTTATATTGCACATGCAAAGGAATGAAAAGGGGTAATACATATATGGAAAATCAGCAAATACTTGGAGGAAGATAATGAATAATATTGAGGTATTATCTGACTATTGCAATTATTTAACTGTAATGAAAAGCTCCAAGGTATATTATAACTCACTTAAAGTATTTTTTAATGAATACCTAATACCAAAAGGTGTTTTTATTGGGGATGTTACTCGGGATAATATAACTGAATACCTTGCAGAAAAAAACTATGCCTCTAATTCCTTTAATACTTTTATAAAAGCAGGTAGACATTTGTTTAAGAATTACTTAGAGGTGGAAAAAAGTGTGTTCAGTAATATAAAACTTTTAAAAGTAGAAAGAAAGATACCTGACTATATAACAAAGGAAGAATTAAAACAAGGTGTAAAGTATGCTTTAGTTACTATGGAAAGATACAGTACCAAAAAGATTATAGCTGTATTATATTTCATGTTTTATTCAGGTCTTAGAAAAGGAGAGATATTAAACTTAGTTAGAAATGATTTCTCTTTGGAGAAAAGACCTATAGAGGTTAAAGTAAGAATCCCTACAAAAGGTAAACGAGAAAGAATAGTTTATCTTCCACCCAAGTTAAGGGTAATGCTATATAGATACTTTAATTCAGAGGAAGAAAAGAATAATGCTTTTAACCTATGCACATCAGGGCTGGATTATTTAGTAAGAATTTTTGCAGATGCAGTCCCAGATAAGAAAATCTCTGCCCATACATTTAGACATTCATATGCTAAGGATTTAATAAAAGGAGATATAGATGTAACAATAGTATCAAAGCTCCTTGGGCATAAAAATATAGAAACCACTTTAATATATGTAGACCCAGACGAGGATATGGTAAGGAAAATTTATAAGGATAAAAACATAGGGAGATAATTATGAAGTTATACATTTTTGATATAATACTTTATTTTGCATGGTGTATTTTTGTTTGTGCTGTATTAAATTTTTTAGGTTTTACAGGAAATTTATTATTATGTTTGGAATATTGGTTCTCTTGCTGGGTTGTTTGGGGGTTACTATGTTTAACAGGGGGATAATATGAAAAGGTCTAATTGGTGTACTTGTGAAGATACTATGGATGAATTTGGTGGGTGTGTACCTAATGAGGAAAATACTAAATGTATAGCTTGTGGAAAAAGAATTTCTAAAAGTCAACTAGAAAAGTTTAAAAAACGAATGTTATTTGAAAGTGGTTGGGATATAGAATTTGAAACTCAACTTAAAGAATATTGGGACTATGAAGGGTATGGTGGTTTTGGTTTTGATGAAGATACTACTGATGAAAATATGGGTAGTATTATTGAAAAATATATTGGAGAAAATAAAGTAAAACTTAATTGTAAGGATGGTTTAATACAGATAGAAAGGATATAATGAAGCTATTACTTATTGCATTACTATATGGTTTAATATGGGCATGGAGGGGTTGGGATAAGCCTAAGTTTATTCATGGGTACTTTAGGGCTTTTATTACCTCATTTGTTCTAATAGGTACTTACTATGGGTATACAGGGGGTACTATCTTTTGCCCTAATGGTATACTTGCTTTGGTAACTCTTACCTTAATTGAAAGTCTTTTAGGGTATGGGGAAACATGTGAAGTAATAGACATAAATAAGGGTTCTTTCCTTAAATCTAAGGAAGACTATACATACTTAGGGCTTGTGTCTTACTTCTACTATATGCTTCCATTGTTTTTAATATCCAATCAAGTATTTAATCTAACCATAATTAGTGGTACACAATTAGTAATTAGCTTTCTTGCTTTTCCAGTATTTAAGTATTTACAGGTAAAAGTAACTAAATTCTTTAAAGAAGAAGAATTTATATTTATCTTTGATACAGAGATACGCTTAGATACTATAGATACTTGGAAGTTATGTGTAGAATTTCCTATAGGTATGTTGTTTATACTATGGTATGTGTAAAGGGGATAAAAATGAAAACTTATACTATAAAATTTACAAGAGTAGTACAGGTTAAAGCTAATAGTGTAGGACAAGCCGAAGAACATTTTTATAATAAAGGTTATTTAAAAGAATTAGTCAAGGAAGAAGTTGAAATCAAGGAGGTAAAATGATTGATAAATTAGCAGTCCAATATAAAAAGACAGGTTATTTATCCGTAAGGGATGCTTTATTTAATAAGCTACTTCCTACTATTAAAGAAAAAGCTAAGTATGTATATTGGTATAAATCCTATAAGCTATATGACAAAGTATGTAAGGTTAAACATCTATATAGTATAACACAGGAAGATATATTTCAAGAATTATGCTTAGATGTACTAACTTGGATAGAAAACTTTAATAGTAATGGTTCTTTTAGTACATATGTATTCTCTTGCCTTTGGAATTGGAGACCTAAGATTATAAATAAAGAAACCTATATGAATTTAAAATCCATTAAGTGCATGAGTTTAACATCAGAACAAAAAGAAAATTTTATGGATAGCCTATCAAAAGAGATTAAATTTGATATAAGAATAGGGGTTAATACTTTATTAGATTCCGTTAAAGGCTCTAATGAAAAAGCAGTATTAAAACTTCTATATATTAATCCAGACATACCAAAAAAAGATATAGCTAAAATCTTAGGGGTGTCAAGTGGTAGGGTTACACAGATATTCTCTAACCTCAAGAAGAACAAGGGGTTATATGAATTTATAAAAAAGGATTTATAATTTTATTTGTAGAATTTTCATTTAGTGTGTTATAATTGTATTAGAGGGGGTATGTATGAAAGAAGTCTTAGTTAAAATTAGAAAACCAACTACTAAGGAAGGGGAAAGCAATGATTTAGAAAAGTTCTTTGGTATGTATAGAAAGCCTATAAGAAGATGGGTTTATGCTGTAGAATTTCCAGGTGGTAGGGTACATTATACTGCTAATGATAGTATTAGAACATTTATTGAAGAATATAAACAAAGAAATAATTTAATATAACAAGGAGGAAGTATGGCGAAGAATAAAAGTAAATGGCAAGAAAGATTACCACAGTTAAAGATATTAGCTGACTATGGGATGACACCTATAGAAATAGCTAAAGTCTTTGATGAAAGTCCTGCAGGGGCAGAAAGAGCCCTGCAGAGATATGGTATAAAGAGGAAGAAAAAGAAAGCCTCAGTTAATATATACGAAAAGCTATCGCAAAAAGAGATAGATAAGTTAAGGGCTTCCTTGGCTTTAGATTTTAAAATAAAAACTACTAATCTAAAAAAGAGTAGGAAGAAGAATAGCTTTAAAACTATAATTGCTTGTGCAGACCACCATGTACCTTATCAAAATGTTCCTGCCAATAGAGCTATGCTGTATTTGATGGAAGACATTAAGCCAGATGGGTTGTATATAATAGGTGATTATGTTGATATGGAACCTATATCTCATTGGTTGCAGGATAAAGGTAAGCGTAGAACACTAGAAAATAAACGCATGCAGCAGGATTATATAGTAGGTAATTCTTTGTTAGACGAATATGATAAGAGATTACCTAAAGGAGCAGACAAAAGGTTTTGGTACGGCAACCATGAAAGGTTTTACTATGACCTTATTGAGAAAATTCCTGCATTAGAAAATATGCTTAACCCTACTATAGAATTAAAATTAAGGGAAAGAGGGTATACAGTATATGAGGATATTAACCATATAGAAAGAGTGGGAAGACTAAGCATATGTCATGGTATGTATGCAGGAGTTAACTATGTAAAGAAACACATTGATGAATTTAAAACTAATGTATTATTTGGGCATCTTCATTCCCCAAGAATGAGGTTAGCATGTAGTCCTGCAAGAGAAATTGCTATAGCAGGTTACTGTCTAGGTACTATGGGCGATTTGAACCCTCAGTTCATGCAGAACAGACCTAATAAGTGGCAACATGGCTTTGCTGTGGTACACTTTTTTGATAACGGTTACTTTGATGTGCAGATGATTAGATTAGTAAAGGGTAGATTTGTTTTTAATGACAAACTTTATGACGGGAATGTATAAGGAGGAAGTATGTTAAGTCAACTATTTAATTTAGCAAAGCTAAGCGGTAAAAGAGAAATAAAAGAGGTAGTAGTTAAACCTACTAAGGATAGTTTAAGTGTTTTAGCTACATCCCCAGATGAAAGCATAGCAGTAAACTTACTTATTAAAAGTAATGATTTAGGGATTACAGCTCAGATAGGGCTTACAAACATAGTTAGTATACAAAAATATATAGCCCTGTTTGGGGAAGAGCCTAAGATTGTTGTAAAAGATAATAGGCTAATTTTAAGTAAAGGTAGAAAAAGAATTTCTTCCTTACTTAAAGAGGCAGAATATGTAACATCTAAGATAGGGAAGGACAAGTATGACACTATAAGAAAACTTGTTGAAGACGGGGAAGAAGTACAGATTTCATCCGATGATGTAAAGAAAATAAAAGATTATCTTAATGCAACAGGTGTGGAAGCCTTTAAACTAACAGTAGAGGGTAAAGAAATCTTAGTTGAAGTAGGGGGTGCAAATACAGATACTATAACTGATGTTATAGATATCCCAAATAAGGTTGCAAATAAGGTATCAGTTGTTTTAGGGCAGGCTTTTATTGATGCCACTACAAATCTAAGTGGTACTATAACCTTAGTATTAAAAAATGATTCGCCTGTGTTAGTTAAAGCTGAGGCAACTACATATAAATATGAGGCTCTAGTAGCTTTATTCGGTTAAATAACAAGGGCTTGGCGTAGGATAATGGTTCAAACTCTTCCAGCTAAATAGGATAGATGCATGGTGAAAGTCCAAACCCATGATTGCTTGAAAGCGTTAGGGGCTATCCCGCAAAGCCTTTCATTTATATATAAGGAGAAACATGATTAAGTTACCATTTGTAGAAAAATATAGAGCAAAAAACCTAGATGAAATAGTACTGGATGAAAATAGCAAGGAGTTAATATTTAATGCTATTTCAGAGGGTAATATGCCTAATCTATTCTTTCATAGCTATTCAGCAGGTACAGGTAAGACCTCTATGGCTAAGATAATAATAGCTACAATAGGCTGTGATAAGCTTACACTTAACGCCTCAGATGAAAGGGGTATAGACACTATAAGAGAAAAAGTAAGTGGGTTTTGTAAAACAATGTCAATGATAAAGGACATAAAGAAGTGTGTGTTCCTTGATGAAGCAGATTACTTAACATCACAGGCACAAGCTAGTTTAAGAAACCTGATGGAAGAAGTTAGCAGTAATGCTTTCTTTATTCTTACAGCTAATTATGAAGAAAAAATTATAGCGCCTTTAAGGAGTAGGTGTATATCAATAAACTTTAATACCCCTCCAAGGCATGCAATAGGGCAAAGGCTTATAGAAATTGTTAATAAAGAAAAGTTAGATGTGGAAGTTGAAGTTTTAGACGATATGATAGATTATTTCTACCCAGATATTAGAAGTATGGTATCTTCTCTACAAGCAATAAAGCTAGGGGCGAACTATGAAGATATGTTTAAGCAATATAAGGTCTTTAAAGAGGTACTAACAGAGATTTCACGGGGTAAATATGATAGGGTAAGGCAAAGAATTATAAATGAACAGATAGATGTTAAGCGTTTTATAAAATGGTTGTTTGAAAAAACTGTTGATTTGAATTTGCCTTTTAATAAGGTTGGAGAATTATGTTTAATTCTATCAGACATAGAGAAATATATTTCTAATGGAGTAACACCAAAGATTATATTCCTAGCTAATATAGTGAGGTTAAATAAATGTTTGACTATCAATTAGTTGCAAACTTATTTTTAAAGAAAGGTATAAAAAAGTATGTTAGAAATAATAGCATTTCTATTGGGGGCATTATTGTCTGTATTAGCATCCTTAATAACCATTACATTTATGATATTTATGTCCGTAATGCAATTAGTATGCTCTTTACTGTTAAACCCTTACATACTTATATTTATCTTTATTACAATATTCCTAAAAGAAATAGTATGCCACATACAAGGAAGATAATAAAGTTTAAAACGGAGTTATGCCCTGAATATGAGGCTTTAGGGAGAGCATTTGGTTGGTCTACAAGGACGACATTCAGAAATAAACTATTATTAGATAGATTGTATAATAAAGAGGGCTTAAAAAGAGAGTTAGGGATAAAATGAGACAGTTAAAACTTTTAACCTGTGGTATAATTAAAATATTTCTATTTTTAGTGTGCATTATACCTGTAATTGTTATATTAATTATACAGGTTATAGGTGGGGCAGATGATTGTGAAACTCTAGCTGATTTTTATTGGGATAAAATAGATGATTTGCAAAATATATTGACAAAGGAGTAATATGAAATATTTTTTCAAAGGTATTTTAAATATGGCAGTTATAGTAGTGTCTTCCCCCTTATGGGTTATATTTGCAGTAGTATCCTGCATACAGCTAGTTGGGGATTGCCCTGTAGAGGAAAGTGCATTTGTAAAGTTTACTAATTTTGCAGACAAATTAATGAAAGTATAAGAGGTTAATATGAAACTAGGTAAATTTCTTCCAGAAGAAGATAGATTAGGTAGCCAATATGAAACTTTCTTAAAACTTAAAAAGAAGTTTGAAAAGGAAGGTATCCCAGAGAATATAGCAACATACAAAGCAAGTTATGTGCTAGAGCCTAAGAAGTTAAAGAAGATTAAAATGCTTGCTAGTAAGAAGGGCGAGAGCAAGTCAAGGGTTATATCTTTCTTCTTTGATAGTGATGAAGATATAGCTTTAGTAAGTAAATACTTTAATGTATCAGTACTAAACAATAGAGAGCCACAAGTAGGGCACTCAGACCTATTAATAGCTATATTAAAGGAATTAGATAAGTATGGTAAATAAACTTTGCACTAAATGTAAATTAACAAAAAAGTTAAATGAATTTCCACCGCATAGAAAATATAAAAGTGGAAGAAATTCTTGGTGTAGAAAATGTAAAAATCAATATATGAGGGCATTTAGAAAAAATTATCCTTGGCTTTGTTCTTATAAATCTGCAAAGAATAGGTGCAATAACAAAAATTGTAATGATTATAAAGATTACGGTGGTAGAGGTATTAGATTTTTATTGACCAAGGAACAGATAAAGAAACTTTGGTATAGAGATAAGGGTTATAAACTAACACAGCATAGTATAGACCGTATAGATAATGATGGAGACTATACATTTAATAATTGTAGGTTTATAGAATTAAGTGAAAATTCAATAAAACAAGAACATAATAAAAAAGAAAAAGAGGTATATCAATACAGTTTGCAAGGAAAATCCCTTAACAAATGGAAGAGTATGTCAGAAATCTCTAATAAATTAAATTACGATATTAGTGGTATATCTAAGGCTTGTTCAGGAAAACAAAAAACATCTTATGGGTTTATATGGAAACTTAAAGAAATGGAGAAATTAAAATGAAAAAACTAATTACAAAAAAATTAAAAAATATTGAATTTGAATATAATGAGGATGATACAGGGCTTGCTTTAAGAGTAACAGCGTATAATGGGCGAAGTTATTATTTGCACAAAAAAGAAGCTAAGGCTTTAGGTAAGTTTATTAATAAGGAGATAAAATGATATATAACATACTATATGTACTTATGTTGGTAGGTTTTATAGGGTGTTCTTTATACAGCCCTAGCCTTAGAATGAAAGCAATAGGGTTGCTTTTAGCACTTGTAAATGGTTTATTATTTTATAAAGGTTAGTTATGATAACTAAAGAATTTTTAGTAGAACAATATATAAATCAAAAGAAGTCCACCAATTTAATAGGTAAAGAGATTGGTTCTTCTAGTGGGGATGTATATTATTATCTAAAGAAATATGGTATAAAACTTAGGGATAAAAGCACATTAATGATGGGGAATACCAATTCAAAAGATAGGGTAGTTACAGAAAAGACTAGAAAATTATTAAGCAAAATACATAAAGGAAAATCGAAATCAGAAGAGCATAAGAAAAAATGTAGCTTAGCACAGATAAAAAGATTTAAGGATAACCCTGAACATGGGGAACACCTAAGAAAAATTAGATTAGGTATTAAAATGTCTACAGAACAAAAAGAAAAAATTTCTAAAAGTGTACTTAAAAATAATAAAGTAAAACATCATATATTTGGAAAAGAATATAATGACCTAATAGATTTAACTAGAAGTAAACACATGAGTTTACACCATAGTGCTTACTTTTACATACTAGACAAACATGGCAAAGAAGGTATATTAGATTACCTTAATTGGTTTGATACAAAACATGGGCTAGGAGAAAATTATGGCGTGTAGTAAAGGATATACTTCCCCAAGAATTTCATCGGAGTATAAGGATTGCGGACTTATTTTGACTTTTGACCAATACAATATATGTGGTTTTGGTTTTGGGAAACAATGTGCAGGATGTTTGTATTGTTTTAGTAATTCCCAGAAAATAAACCACCCAATGTACCAAGAAAAAGCATTTCAAGTAAGGTCAGTAAACCCTGATAAAGTAGTTGACATGCTTACAGGAAAAAGTAAGTCTAAATATTATGATAATTTCTTTAAATATAGATTCCCCTTTCATTGGGGGGGTTTAGCAGACCCATTCTGTTACATGGAGGAGAAAGAAAGAGTTGGTTTAAAAATATTACAAGGTGCAAGTAAAGTACAGTATCCTATAATATTCTCTACAAAAGGCACTTTTATGTGCTATGATAAAGAGTATCTTAAAGTATTTGAAAGTTATAAGAAAAGTAAAAACTTAGGGTTTAGCTTTAGTATAATTACTAATGAAGAAAGTCTTGCAAGTAAAATAGAAAAAGAAGTGCCAACTGTAGAAGAAAGACTTAAAGCAATGAAAATTCTTTCTGACATGGGCTTTTGGACAGTTCTTAGGCTAAGACCCTTTATGATTGGTATAACAGATATTAACTTAGAAACCCTCTTAGAAAGGGCTAAAAAGGCCGGTGCAAGGGCAGTATCAACAGAGTTTTATTGCCTAGACCTTAGAAGTTTAAGCACCTTAAATGAAAGACTTAAAGAAATGAATAAAATAACAGGTCTTGACTATAGAAAATATTATAAAGCTTTATCCCCAAGTAGCAGAGGAACTTACTTGAGATTGAATAGGCTGGCAAAAGAGCCCTATATGAAAAGGTTACTAAAGAAATGTAAGGAACTAGATTTAAAGGTTTCTATATCAGACCCAGACTTTAAAGAGTTTAATTTTTCTGGGTGTTGCTGTGGCTACCCTGAAACTAAAGAAGAATATAATAGTGAAATTTGTAATTGGTCTAAAGGTCAATTAACATATCATTTAACAGAATTAAGAAAAAAGTATTGGTCTGGTTATAGACCTGCATTATTAACTTGGGACGAGGTTAAAGATACTATAGCTAATGATTGGGCAAGTGATGGGAGATACTTTAAAGATAGTATAAAATATTGGTCAACAGATTTTAGAAAGAAACAGCAATCACACATAGATGAATTTCTACAGTCATGGAATAGTACTAAGTCAAGTGATAGCCCATACAGTTATTTTGATGGGTTATTAGTCCCATATAAATTAGACGACAATGGTAATATAGTTTATAAATATGAACCTTCTGATTCTGAGCTTAGATTGCGTAAGGACGGAATTGTATGAATAAAAAAGAATATATGAAAGAATATAGATTAAATAACATTTATATGTTATACTTGTTTGCATAGGAGGAAAGAGGAGATAATATGAAAAAGTTTATTACCATGTTACTAATGATACTAATGGTTTGGGTAGTTGTTGATAAACAATGCACACATAGCAGAAATTATTTTGTGTTAGAAAATAAAATAGGGGTTAGAAAAGTTTTCCATAGCCATGCCTCTAAGGATAATGAGGTTATTATTGGGGATAGAGTAAAAATTAAAATACCCACAAAAAGATTAAAATGGTATGAAGATTCATATAAGTACTTAGAGGGGGTAATATGATAAACGAAAAAGAAGTTAGTAACTTATTACTAGAAAAAGTTGGTACTCATAGTAGTATCTTTATGTTCAAAGCAAAAGTTATATTCGATAAGAAAATAAAAACTTACTGTTGCTTAGAGTATAATGGGAAAAAAGGGTGTCCTAACTATGGTAAAAAGAAAGGGTGTCCACCAAACAATAGAGATATAGATGAAGTGCTAGATGTAACAGAAGACATTTATGTATTTGGTATGTCTTTTAACTTAAAGATACACGCAGATGAAATGAAAAAGAAACACCCTAAGTGGACACAAAGGCAATGCTATAATGTAATATATTGGCAACCAAAGCAGAGAAAGAAATTTAAGATGTTTATAGATAACTTTAAAAAGAAGTACCCTGAATTAAGGGTAGACACCTTGCCAGAGGGGCATGGGGTTGATGTAACTAAAATGTTAAAAGATGCAGGTGTAGGTATATCCTGGGACTACCCTTTGGACACAGTTTGGACAGTTGCAATAGCAGGTAAGAAGGCTAAATATAAAAGAAAAAAGAGGGTTAAAAATGTATAAGGTATACATTCCTACAAAAGGCAGAGCAAATAACTTATACCTAAATAGGTTAGTAGATGTCATTAAGGTAAAACCTATATTAGTTGTAGAACCTCAAGAGTTAGAGGAGTATAATAAAGCATACAAGAATAAGGTATACTATGAGGTATTAGCTAAAGATAATATGGGGTATAATTACCTTATAAAAAAATTATATAAAACTATAAAGCTATTTAACTTTAATGCTTTTATCATTGATGATGATATATGTAATATATACTTAAAAGAAGTGGGGAAGAAAAGGTTAAATCTAGGTATAGAAAACATAAATTTTGCACTAAACTATATATCCTGTTATACCCCATATGCCCTAACAGGTAGCGTATTTAAACAACACCAATGGGTGTGTGAAACAGATTTTCAAGACTTTGGCAGACCTTCAGCTTTTGTATATATAAAAGGCAATGAGATAACGGATGAAGTTTTGTCATATTTCAATAGATATGATATACTTAGTTATAGGCTTAAAGCAGACATTATGTTTGCCACAGCCTGCTTATATAACGGTTTAAAGATAGGTATGTGTGGTAGATATGGGTTTACTACACCCGATATGGCTAAAAGTAAAGGGGGTTGTTATGATGATTACCAAACAGACCAGCAATCTTTATGTAGTAAAGAAATACACAATATAGTAGGTAGTAATTTTTCATCAGTAATACATAGAAGGGGTAGAACAGAAGTAAAGATAGCATGGAAAAAGCTATATGATGCAAAAGTAAAAACTAAACAGAACAAACTATTTTAGGAGGGTAATATGAGTGAATTAAATTTGGTAGCCACAGAAGATTTACTAAAAGAGTTGGTAAGAAGAACAGACAATATTGTTGTAGTAGGAGAAAAAGTTTTAGATGAGGGCACATGCGAGGTTATTCACACAATTAACGGAGACCCCTTGAAGTGTTTAGGTTTAGTTGAACTTATAAAACTGTCAATAATGCCAGAGGCTATTAATACTAACTACGAGGGATAAATTATGTTAGGAAAAATATTACGAAAAATAATAGACTTAATAACAATGTTCACAATAAGTATTGCAGGGAGTTTATGTGTTTTAACCATGCTTAAGCTAAAGGACTTTACTCTTACAAATATGACTGCTATGATATATCTAGGTGTCTTTATGGGTATGGTGAGCCTTTATGTGCAGGAAGGTATTAGAGAGGGAGAAAATGAATCCAATAAGGTTCGATAAAGAAAAATTTAAAGATGGTTTTTTTACACTAAGGAGTAAAGTAGCATGGGCAAAGGATATTGTCTCTATACTTAATGTTAGAAAACTTATTATATATGCTATAGTTATAGGGCTATTCATTGGTTATGGTTACTGGAAGGGGGTAAAAGAAAAACCAGTCCATTTAGATTTAAAACAAAAAATTACAGTTCATTTAGATAAGAAAAAAATCAATGCTATGGAACAACCAACTATAGTTAAACAGGAGTTTGAAACTACATTTAACTATACTGATTATATCAATGGTAAGAAACATGGTGTAGTTAAAGTAGATAAAATAGAAGAACTTAGAAAGAAATATAAACCATACGGCTTTACTAATAAAGTTATAGGTGTAATGGGGTTAGGTGTAAGTGCTAATGATGTGTCTGGGGAATCAGGGGTAGGTTACAGGTATGCTAGATTATGGAAGTTTAGAACTGAAATAGTGGTTACAGATAAGGGATTTTATCCTATTAGCGTGTCTTATAAACCAGATTGGTTCTTTAGTAACACAAGTATAAATGTAGCTGGTGGAAAAGCGTGGGAAGACGGTTCAAACAGAGCCTTTTTAGGCGTAAATGTGGAGTTTTAAAATGAGGTGTAAACGATGTGGAGATAGTCCTTGTATATATAAACATGGTAAAATAAGCAGATGTATTGTTTGTGGATGCACTGTTTTTACTGATGGCGTAAAATTATATGGAAATGAAAAAGTTTAAATTAAAAGATAGAAAAATAAAAATCGAGCTTGAAGTTTGTAATCCAGATAATAAATTTTTTAGTGATTTTTTAAAGATGGAGAATTAAAATGACGCCAAAAGAAATTTGTCCGATTTGTTATAATGATTCTTTAAATTTCGATATTAAAAACGAGAAAGTTATAATTACTTGTAGTAAATGTTATTATAAACATACTAAATATAAAAGTACATATGTCAGTCTTGTTAGTAATGAAGGGTGGAAATTAAAATGATAAATAAAGAATTTTTATTAGAAACCATGTTAGACATTTTAGTTAAAGGAAGAGAAATTAATAAGGAAGCCAAGAGATTAGATATTGACGATATGGAATTGAGGTATTGTTTTTGTACTCAATTAGACTGTTTAGAATAAAATCCACAAGGCAATAGGAGGGTAAAGTGATGGATAAACCTAGATTGGTAACAGATAGGGAATATGGAGATTGGGCTAAAAAGAAGATAGAATCGCTGACTAAACAGGTTGAGGAGTTAAAAGAGGTAGTTAAGAAAACAAACTTCTTAATCAGAGAACCAAATACTACTGTTAATGTTGGTGCTTTAATTCAAGAAAACCAAGAGTTGAAAGATGAAATCCAAATTATTACTGCACCACAAAATTCAACAGGTAAGGTATATTTAGACCTCCAAGCACGCATTAAAGAACAGGGTAATGTTTTACAAAAGTCAGCAATTTCACAAGCTAAAATCCAAGCCAAGTTATCAAGAGTAACTAAAGTAGCCAATTACCCAGAAGAGCCTAATGGTGCTAATATGAATAAAAGTTTAGTCTGGGATTATAAAGAAAGATTAGATTCAATAGTCAACATGATAGAGGGTAAGAAATAATAAACTTGCAATTTCAACATTTATGGGATATACTATATATGGAGGATAAAATGAAAAGATTAATGGCGTGTGTGGTTTTGGTTATGGCAGTTATGGTAATATCACTTGGCAGATTAGGAAATAATAGAGAAAGTAATTTTGGGTCGGCAACTGTTGTGCATTCTCCTGTAAATCAGGTTAAACCGCTTGATGTTCAAATAATAGAAATACAAGAAGCTATTGATGCTCAAAGTAAAGAATTAAGAGAATTAAAAATTAGAGTACAAGCTGATTTTATTCGTCAAGGTTATGGCAACAGGACTCTTTATGCGTATATTAAACAGCTAAAACAAGAAAATAGGAATATAAAACAATATTTAGAGTTAAAAGGTAAAGATGAGTGTAAAGGTGATGGTGATTGCAAATGAGTAAAGAACTAATAGTAATGGCTGGGAACATAGGTACAGGTAAGACCACTTATGTTAAGAATTATCAGAAGGAAGGCTATATAGTTATAGCAAGAGATACCTTAAGATATGCAATAGGTGGGGGAACTTATGTATTTAACCTAGACTATGAACCTATTGTACATGCAACAGAAAAATATTTACTTAGAAAATTTCTTGATTTAGGTGTAAACATAGTTATAGATGAAACAAATGTTACAGCAAGAAGTAGGAGAGTTTTGGATGTAGAGGCAAAACAGGGGGGTTACAAAGTAATATGCATAGTAATGCCTAGGCTATCTAAAAAGGATAGTGTTGATAGGCGTATGCAAAACCCCCATGATTGCCCAGATAGAACAGTATGGGAAGGTGTATGGGGAAGATTTAATGACAAGTATGAAGAACCTAAGTACTCAGAAGGCTTTGATGAGATTAATTTTATAACTGATTGGGCTTAATATGCATAAAGTAATTATACTTTTAAAAGAGGGTAAAAAGGTTGAAAGCTCTTTTACCGAATATGATAAAGCTTGTGAGGCTGTATCTTTATTATGGTACGGTACAGGGGAGGTACACCCTTATATGATTGAAAAAATCTTCTTGGAGGCTGACAATGGAAAGAGAAAATAATTGTGATATGAAAGAATTTTGTCAGAATAACTTTGAAAAGCATGGCATGTACACATGCTTTAACCAGATTTATTACTACGATAATTTATGTACTAGAATAGGTAAAAGAAAAAAGAAAGGCTATCAAAAATGCGAGACAAAAGAGAAGAGGCAATTGAAGCAAAGGAAAGACTTGAAAGAGAGAACAGAAAAAAGAAGGGCAACAAAGAAAAGAGTAATGAAAAAGTACAGGACAAAGAACCACTAAAATTCTTTGTACAGATTGGGGACTGTAACCCTCATATATACAATATAGTTATAGGGTTCAACCCTGAAATTGATTATGCTGGTTTAAAATTTGATGAGAATTTATTAAAGGGTATAGTAGAAGATACAAATAAAGCATTAGTACCAGTACTTAAAAGATATGTTAAACAACTAAAAAAGGCTAACAAATAAATGAAAAAAGAATTTAAAATCCCATTTTGGACATTCATGTTCTTTATTATATGCTACTCTAATCAAGGGTTAGCAGGTTTACCAGAACAATGTTTGTATTATTTAAAGAGGGAATCTTGGGGTTTGTCAGCTACATCTATAGGCCTTATTGGTATAATAACAGGTCTAGCTTGGTATACAAAGGTCTTGTGGGGCTATCTAAATGATTATACTCCGTTAAGAAAAATAAAAATAAGATTTAGAAAAAAAGGAAAGAAATGATTATTAAACTACCTTATAAGTATGAAGTAACTATTGAAATAACAAAAGACAGGTACTTATCTAAGTACTATTTATATATAGCTTATTCATTGATTATAGCTTGTATACTATATATAGTTACATTTGGCTTAAATATTGTAAGCCTTATTGTAACAGGGTTACTAATTAATATTGGAATTGCTTTAGCAGATGTAGCAAATGATAAGCAGATGTGTTTAATAGAAAGAGAGCATAATTTAAAAGGGAAGGTTCAAGCTATTCAATGGGCATCATTAAGTGTATGTAGCTTAGTTGTATCTTTACTTGGGGCATACTTAGCTTCCACATTACCAGAACCTTTAAATTATAAACTAGCTTATGGTATTTGTATAATAATACCTATAAGTGCATTAATATATTTGAGAACAAAATATTTTGAAGAGCCTGTAAAAGAAGTTAAGAAGTTTACTTTAAGTGTATTTAGATATTTGAAAAATAAAGACTTCTTACTTGGTCTAGCCTTTATAGTTTTACTTAGGTTTAGCCCATCCTTTGGTACAGGGCTTATGATTAAATGCAGAGAAGAATTATTTATTGGTAAGATGTTCCTAGGTTATGTTGGGGCATTGGGTACAGTAGTAGGTATGGTAGGTTATGGCTTATATTATTGGAAAGCACATAAGTTTCCTATTAAAAAAATGTTATATTTTACAATAGTATTTGGGGCTATAACAAGTCTTTTCTACCTATATCTGCCTAGTAAGTGGTTTTTAGTTGCTTACAGTCTATTATTTGGGGCATTTGAGGGTATATCTTTCTTAGCTGTTATGTCCTTCATGGTTAAGATATTACCTACTGGAAGTGAAGCTATGTTTTATGCATTAGTTACATCAGCTAATAACTTATCTAGTAGATTAGGTAGTGCATTTGGTGGTATAATATATGATAACTTTGGCTATAATATGAATGTAGTAGTAGCAAGTTTGTGCACTTTTTTATGCATATTCATAATCCCACACTTAAAAATAGAGGAGATACCTAATGAGTAAGTTAAAAGTATTAAACTTATATGCAGATATAGGGGGTAAAAGATGAAAAAATTGTTAGCCAAACTAAACTTATGGTGGGCAGTAAAAACTAATAAGAAAGTGAAACAGCAGTATGAAGCAAAGAAAAAAATGGATTTCTTTTATAAGAGGTTAAAATTAGGCTTATGGGTACTTTATCTTGTTGATAATAAAATGAAAGAGTTAGGGTTTAGTAGAGAGCAAAAGAAACAAATGAGGAGAAGTTACTTTAAAGATGGTATATTATCTTCAACATTTATGAATAAACTAATCAATGACACTAACATTATTGAGGAGATAAAGAATTATGAACGAAGAAAGGTATAAAACACCAGATGATAAGTTGACCTGTAAAGACTGTAAGGCAGTTATTGAAGATAAAGTGAACTGTTTAGCAAACATAATAATTCTTACAGAAGATGCAGAATCAATAATAACCCTTGAGATGAAACAAGCTTTAAACATAATAGAGGACTATAGTTATAAAAAATATTACCATTTAAGTGCCTCACAGATAGTATTATTTAGACCAGATATTGCAGTAAAGGCATTTAAAAGAATATTTAAAAAACCTATATTCTTTGGGTTTGAGTTTAGCATACTTTGTAAGAGTTGCTATGCATTACATAAGGTTAAACACCCTCTCAAATAGTTGTTGAGTTTTCATCCAATATGCTATAATTGAAGTAGAGGGTAGAAATAGGTAGAAACTTAAAAAGGAGACATGATGATACACATAGAGAGATTTATAGATAATACATTTTTAAAGGGGGGCAATAGAGCAAAGTTGCTAGATGATTTTATGAGTACATATAAACATGCCTTTAGGTCATTATGTACCAATGAGGGTAACCTTGAGTTAGCTAAAGAGGCTAAAGTGTTATTCCCTTCATCCCCAACTAAACTGGCTATTGTTAGAAATTTTCCTTATGGAACATCTAGTAAGCCTGCACCTATAGAAGATAGGGAAATTGACGAATATGATGTAGTTATACCGCATAAGTTAATAGCAAGAAACAAAGTAGACAAGGTAAAGTTTTTCTTAGACGCCTACTACAGAACAGGTAGAACCATTAAGTGGGTAATAGAAGAACCTCTATATGAAGACTATGAAATATCGGAGCTAGTAAATTTTATATACTCTCATTATATGGAGGGAAGATATAATAATAGAGTTTATATAAAATCAAACTCTGGGTTTGTAGACAGAAAGAGGGCATTTAATACAGTTGTTAAACTATTTCCAAGCCTTGTTAGAAGGGTTGCACCTAAAGAACACCTTGGGGTAAAGATTTCGGGTTGGGTATCAACACTAAAACAGGCGAGGAGAATTGCACAGCAAGATTGTATTATGGGCTCATCTAAAGGTTTAAAAATATTTTATGAACAGCAGAACTTAAAATATGATACTGCAAATAAAAGAATTATAGAGGGGTAGTATGAAGAAGTATAAACTTTTTGTAACCTATGGACTAATGGTGGCCAGTAATAACCCTTTGTACCTAAGAGTAGGGTTTCATAATAGGGGGGCAAAGTATGGGTTATACATTGATACCTTAGTAAGTAGAACATGGGTGTACCTGAAAAGAGGTTAGTTATGGTAAGAAAAAATAGTAAAAAGTATAGAATAGCTAAAAGACTAGGGGAAATATACTTAGCCTTAAAAGAACTCTCTGGAGAATTGCAGGAATTTGCAGAAGACCATGAACTAGGTAGTATAGGTAATATGCTTTTAGATGATATTAAAAAGATAGAGCAAGCAGACCACGATTTAATTCGGGTTGCTCACAAATTAATAAAAGAGGGGGGAAACTAGTGTTAATTAATAAAATAAACTCTATGAAAAATCTTGATGATTTTTTATATACTACTTACCTAATTGGTGCTATGGAAGAGAAAGCCGAAGGTGATAGTGGAGAGTCTAAAAGAGAGGTATTTTTTAATGGGTTAGTAAAAAGAAATGTATTCCCTATAGACTCAACTAGAACTGAAGTTATGAGAACAGGTTTTACTTCTAAAGAACTTAAAGAAAAAATGGCAGGTTGGACAGCTTCAGGTAATAAAGAACTAAGAAAAAAATATGCTAAATGTATCTGGGAAGGAAGAAATATGGTTGATGAAGATTTTAACCTAATATACATTCCAGGCGATTTTCATGCAGTTAAGATTTCTAATTGGATAACAGCCGTTATAAATGAAGGGGATAGACCTTGTGGTACATTTGGTGAAGCTGGTGTAGCTACAGATATAAAGATACCTATTTATATAATAACTGAGCTACCAAAATATAAATTGCCAGGAAGCTTAATACAATGGATGGATATTAATGATGGGGAAGTATTTAAAACTCAAAGAGAGTATTTTAACTTTATAGATAAAAAATATGTTTTAAAGGAGAAAAAAAGATGAGCAATGAAAAACCCACTAACCCAAAAGGTATTATTGGTAGTAGTAAACTACCTTTTCACCTTTGCCCAACAACCTTTATAGCAGGGGTATCAATGGCTTTTCTTGAAGGTTGCTTAAAGTATGGCAGAAGTAATTTTAGAGCAGCAGGGGCAAGGTCTAGTATTTATTATGATGCAACAATGAGGCATTTAATATCATGGTTTGAGGGGGAAGATATAGACCCTGATAGCGGGATACATCATTTATATAAAGCAGGGGCTTGTTTAGCAGTAATAGCTGATGCTATGGAAGCAGATAAATTAAATGATGATAGAATGATTAAGGGAGGTTATGAAGATATAATTAAAAAATTTACCCCTTTAATTAAAGAGATAAAAGAAAGGCATAAAGGTAAAAACCCTAAACATTATACTATAAAAGATAACAAAAAGGAGGAACAGGATGAAGTTAAAAGTTAAAGAAGTACTAAGTATGAAAGAAGTTTTACAGAAACTAATAGGTCAAGATTTAGATACAGTAGTAAGTTATGATGTAGAGGAAATAGTTTCAAGTATTAATGAAGAATTAGCTACTTATAATAAAACTAAAACTAAACTTATAAAGAAACTAGGTAAAGAAGATAAAGATAAAAAGACTATTGTAGTTGAAAAAGAAAACATAGAAAAATATAATAAAGAGTTAGTTAAAATATTAGAAAAAGAAGTAGAAATAAAAGGTAACAAAATTAAAGTTTCAAGACTAGAGGGAAGTAAATTAAATGTTATAGAAGTTGCTAGAATTAAACCTATACTAGAAAGATGAAAATGAGCATTAAAAATGAGTACTACAAAAAGTATCCTTGGCTACACTCTTTAATGTTAGCTAAACAAAGGTGTAACAATAAAAAAAATAATAGGTATAAAACCTATGGTGGTAGGGGTATAAAACTATTTTTAACCAAGGAAGCCATAAAGAAACTTTGGTTTAGAGATAAAGCATTTAATATGATTAAGCCCTCTATAGACCGTATTAATAATGATGGGAATTATGGGTTTAGTAATTGTAGGTTTATTGAAACATCCGATAATGTAATTAAATCTAAAGAAAAAATTATTAATCAATATGATTTACAAGGTAAATTTATTAAATCTTGGAAAAGCCAAATTGAAATACAAAATACTTTAGGTTTTTTACAATGCTGTATTTCAGATGTTTGTAGAAAGAAACAAAAAACTGCTTATAGTTTTATTTGGAAGTTTAAAAAAGAGAGGTAGTACTATGGAAAAAGTCGTAACTTATAGTGAATTAGTAGACTTATGTAAATCAGAGGGGGGTATAGAACAGCTTAAGGGTTATATACAGGATGTAGCAGATATAGTAAATGACTGTACTTTAGATTTTTTAAATGATGTAGCTTTTACTATAGACGAATACCAGAAGATACAGAAAACCTTAACAGGTTGTGTAATGTATTTAAACCCTATAGTTAATTATGCTAGTACAGTTAAGAGAAATGAATCCTTAAGAAAGTTTGTATCTCTTAAAGACAACTTTATTCCTGCTACTGTAAAGGATAAGTTTGTAGCTACATCAGCAACTAATGAAGCAGAGCTTAGTGTAGCTAGTTTTAGGGAAGTAAGAGACATGGCAGAAGCTTATCTTAAATCTTCTGAAAGTGGTATATATACCTGTAAAGACAGAGTATTAGAGAAGAAGAAAGAATTTAAGGCAAGTAATGAATAGTATATTTATTATAATAGTTATTAATTTGAATACGCCATCTGAAGAAGATGAATACTGGCATAATCATTTTATGAAAAACCTGGAGGAAGATGAATGAGTAACACTAAGAGAGGTAAATCAACAGATAAGTATAAAAAATATAATCATCACCATGAAATACTAAATGAACATAAAATAGTGGATTTTAATAATGGTAAATTTGTAGCTAATATTGAAGCTATACCTTTATTAAAAGCACTTAATGAAATAGGTTTAAGAACAAGAACACATCACATTGGAAAAGAAAAAGAGGCTTTTATAAGTATTTTATTAGATAAAGATGTAAGTATAGAAATAAAAACTGTATTTGAAAGAGATGCAGATAGAACTAAATACACTGGTAAAAAAGAATTATTAATTTCTTGGAGAAAATAATGAGTAAAATAATATTAGGGTATATAGCAGAAGAAGGTGATGCAAAACGAATGGAAGAATTTCAAATATCGCCTGAAACTAATGAATGTCTAAAACCTATTTATAAGAAAAATAAAATAATAGTAATAGATAAAATAAAAAAACAATTTCTAAAGAAGTATTTTCTTAAATACCCTTGGATGAAGCATTATTTCAATGCTAGAAGAAGGTGCAAAGATAAAAAGTTCTATAGCTATAAATATTACGGTAAACTTGGCATTAAATGTCTAATTAATAGGGTTGAAATTGAGGAAAGATGGTATAAAGATAAAGCATATAAAATGAAGAAACCGACTTTAAGTCGTAGTAGCCATGATAAAGATTACACTTTTAAAAATGCTAGGTTTATAGAGAATTCTAATAATATAGCGGAAAGAAATAAAAGAGTATGCTCAAAAAAAATAGAACAATATGACTTAGAAGGTAATTTTATTAAAGAATGGGAAAGCCAATCTCAAATAGAAAGGTGGTTAGGTTACGACCAAGGTAATATATCAAATGTATGTAGGGGCAAGTATAAACAGTCATATGGTTTTGTTTGGAGGTTTAAAGATGCCAAATAAAGTTATTGTGGTGGATCATGGATACGTTATGTTCACCGCCATACATGTATTTAGAAAGACATATGCTATGCCGGCTACTGACATGTATTTGTCCATGATACTAGGGTATTTAAGAATACTAGGAGCTACTCTTGATGATACTATAATCATAGCACAGGACAGCTTTAAAGGTTCTTGGCGTAGAAGCATATACCCTGAATATAAAGCCCAGAGAAAAGGAAACAGGGAGGCCCAAGAGGACAAAGACTGGTGGGATGAGGTATTCGGGGAGTTCAATGACCAAAAGAAAGTACTAGCTAGGGGTTTACCTTGGAATTGGGTAAGCGTAACACGCATGGAGGCAGACGATATAGCTAGTGTAGCTTGCAGATACTACAAAGATAGGGAAGTAGTACTCGTATCTAGCGATAGTGATTGGGGCATGCTCCTACAATATCCGAATGTAAAGATTCTTAGCATTAAAACAAAGAAGTTTAAGGAAGTAAAAGACCCTTTAGCAATCCTCAAAGACAAAATAGAAAACGGGGACAGAGCAGACAACATCCTAAACAAGCCCAAGAGCGGAAGCGAGTGGGCTGTTAGGAAACAAATCGTGTCGTTGCTGGAATTGCCAGTTGAGGTAGAAAATGCTATTAAATGGGAATTATCAAACATTAATGTTAAGAGTGCAGATTTATCAGTAATTAGTAGTGGTATGCTTAGAAAGAGATTAAAAAAAATATATAACATATAAGGAGGAATAAAAATGGCAGGACGTAAAGGAGATTGTGGTGGAACACCAAGAACAGGAAGAAAAGGGGACGCAAAACCAAGAAGAGGCAGGAAATAAATCATAAAAGGAGAACAATATGAGTAATGTTATAACAGGTCAACTTAAAGCTAAAGCTAGAACAAATAAAGCTTTCAAGCTAGATGATAATAAATGGTATGAAGTATCAGGTAAGACAGAGGAATTTCTTGCCAATATGAATAAGCCTTACCCGCAGGTAGAGGTAACTTATGAACAGAATGGCTATAAAAGAAAAGTAACTTTTATTAAGCCTGTAGGGGCAGGGGAAGCCCCAGCACAGAATACAACAGTTGTAAATAATACTGTTGTTGATACAGGTAGTAAATCTAAACCTTCTTATGATTATAAGAAATCTGCAAAAAAGCAAGAAGATAAACCTACTCAAGAATATTGGGATAAAAGAGGTTTGGATATTAAAAAAGGTAATGCTTTAAATGCTTCAGCTTATGCATTATCAGGAACAGAGCCAGATGTAGAAGCATTAGCAGAGAAAGTTTTGTTTCTAGCAAATAAATTTTATGAGTATTTAACCTTAGAGGATTAATCAGGAGATAACAATGGATATAGGTAAAAAGCTATTTGAGTATTTAGAGCTTAAATTGCCTGACTTCAATCAGACCAGAAATAAAAAGGGTAAGATACTATTTACTTGCCCTAATTATTATGGTCATAAGTTTAAAAAAGGTTCTCCTACCGCTATGTTTACTATGGGCGATAGCAAGAAAATATGTTGTCTCCAATGTGGCTGGAAGGGGGATGCTTATGATGCTGTTAGAACAGTTGAGGCTGATAAGAAAAATTCTGATAATGCAGGCATACTAAAGCATCTTATGGATATATTGGATTTAGATGTGTTCTCTGAACTTAATGATTATAAAAAACTTGGATTTTCAATACTACCTGTAGCTAGAAATGGTAAAGAGGCTATTGAACCTAAGTGGCAACAGATAACCCATTATGAAAAAGTAGATTGGATTAAATGGTTAAACAATGGTTTAAATATAGGTCTTAGGACAGGGGAAGTATCTGGTGTTACTGTAGTTGATTATGATATAAAAGGGGAAGAGACAGAAGAGCAAAAAGCAATTCTTAAGTCTTTACGGGATTCTGATACGCTTGTACAGAAAACACCAAGTGGGGGTAAACACTTTATTTTTAAGTTTGATGAAGAAGTACCTCAACAAGTAAACTTAGGTGGGATACACATAGATACAAGAAACACAAATGGTTATGTATTAGTTGCACCTTCTAAAAGAACAGAAGGGGATTATGCTATTGAAGACTTTGGTAAAGAGATTAAAGACATACCAAAGGAAATTAGAGAATTTATATTAGCTAATGCTAACAAGTCTAAAAAAGAGAAAGATGTTAAAATAATACTAAAAGATGGGGTAGATTTAGGTATAGACTTAACAGCAATAAACCAAGTAAAAGAAGGGGACGGTAGAAATACTATAATCACATCTTTAGGGGGTTTATTAATAAAGAAATTTAATATACAACAGACTGCTGACATTGTAAGTATAATCAATCATAATTTTTTTACACCCCCTCTATCTAAAAAAGAGATACTAAATACTTTACATAGTTTGGCTAAGTATCAAGATAGTGATGATTTAACGCATGAGCAGACTGTATATGATTATTGTAAAGAAATGCAGAGTGATATTACTGCTAGAGATATGATGGATAGTTTACAGTTGCCAAGAGCAACAGTAGATAAGTATTTATCTAAGTTTAAGAAAGAACATATATTAATTAGGTGTGGCAGGGGGAGATACAAATTTAGAGAGGTAATAGAATGGTCTAAAGAATCTCCTAAGACACTTGAAGAATACCCATATGAAATTAAATATTTTAGTGAATGTAACCATTTTCAAACAGGGGATATTCTACTACTTGGGGGTCAAACAAATATAGGTAAAACAACAATAGCTTTAAATATGTTAAAACATATGATTGCTCAGAATGTTACACCTTACTATATTTATTTAGAATCTGGTAGTAGGTTTCAAAAGACAAGCAAGATACTAGATATTTCACACAAGTACTTTCATGCCTATCATGCAGACCCAATGAGTATAGATATTATACCTGATAGCTTTACAATAATAGATTGGTTGCATATTAGTATGAAGGAATATACTGATACAGTATTTAAACATCTTAGTGATGAAATACAAAGAAAAGGTGGCATACTTGTAGTATTTACTCAGTTAAAAGAAACTAATGATTGGTTTGCCCCTAATTTAATTAAATCTTTTCCTACCTTTGCTTCTAGGTATTTTCAAGATAAAGATAATAAATCAGGGGGCTACTGGAAAATAGATAAATTAAAAGAACCTAAAGGTAATTATACAAGTTATGAGATACCTTGTCAATATAACTTTGAAACAAGAGAACTAAATAGGAAGGATTTACTTTACTAATGAATGCTTTTTATAACTTTTGGATAAATCAACTAGGGTATTTGAACATTACTATATTATTAATAGCTGGGTTGATGATAGTTAGTACTAAAAGAAAAGTTAAGCTTATTGCTTGTTGGTTGTATATACTAAGTAATATTATTATCTTTTTAAGGGGTTATATGACCAATGTAGATTCTTTTATAAGTGCAAGTCTTATATTTGGTGCATTAACTGTGATAAATATGGTTAGAATATATAAACAAAAGTAGAGGGGGTTTACTAATGGATATTAAAAAAGGTTTAAAAGTTTACACAGATGATTTTTGGTATGATTTAGCCCATGGAGGGTATATACACCCTACAAGTATATGTGTAAAAGAAAGTGATGCTATGAAGGTATTAAACGCTTTAGCTATAATACAAGATTTTGAAGATTCTTGTGAAGAACAAATAGGGGGGTTTATTCAATGAGTCAAAAGAAACACTATAATATAGGTAGAAAAAACCCAAATTGGGGAAGTAAAAGTTTTACCCCAAGTACTATACAAAAATTTAAGAAGTTAAGTTGTAAAGAAAATCATTCACGATGGAAAAAAATACCTAAAAAAATAATAGAAGGTTTATATTTAAACCAAAAGCGGTCTATTGCAGAGATAGCTAAAATTCTTAAGTGTAGTACAACTGCTATTTACAATAAGTTACTCTATTATAAAATTAAGAGAAGAACACAATCAGAGGCTATGAAAGAAAAATTCTTGGGTAGAAAACTATCAAAAGAACATAAAGAAAAAATTAGTAAAAGTAGAATTAAGAAGAAATCAGCAAGAGGTAAGCATAACCCAATGTTTGGTAAAAAGCATAGCACAAAAACTAGAAGTAAAATGAGTATAATAGCAGGCGGCTCTGGCATACCTTATGAAGATAAACAGTATACTTACTATTTTTATAGTATTCGTGATAAAATAAGAAAAGGGGATAAAAATATTTGTCAGTTATGTAAAAAAATTAAACTAAAGAATGGGAATAATTTAGATGTTCACCATATTGACTACAATAAGAATAATAATAAATTTATTAACTTAATTAGTTTATGTAAAAAGTGCCATCTTAAAACAAATAGAAATAGAGAACTTTGGAAGGAAGTGTTTTTACCATGTCGCAACACAATAATTCTTTAGAGTTGGCTATAGCAGAAGAACTTAAGTCTAGGGGTTTAGACATATATGCAAGACCTACAAAGGCTAGTGGGGCTAGTACAGAGTTGGGGGATGTAGAGAATAAATTGCTCATGGTTGAAGCAAAGCAACAGCTTACAAAGAAACACCTTACTATAAACAGTAATGTATTCCTAGAAAATGAAGCTTTGTTGCCATACAATTCCAAGAAAATAGCAATTATGGCTTTAGAGAATAAAACCCTAGGAAAGTTAATTGCCTTACGCATGAATGACTTTTTTGACCTTTTAGAAAGAGCAGAAAAAAATGATTAGCGAGAAGACAAAATACAACAAGCTATATTATAAGAAAAATAAAGCTAGAGAATTAGAGCGGGCTAAAAAATGGGCAGTAGATAATAGAGATAAAAGAAGAGCAAGCCTTAAAAAATACTATAGGGAGAACCCATGGATGAATGCTTATAGAGGAGCAAAGGCTAGGTGCAATAACCAAAATAACAATAGATATAACTCTTATGGTAAGAGGGGTATAAAGTTTTTATTAACCAAGGAAGAACTAAAGAAGTTATGGTTTAGAGATAAAGCATTTAATATGATTAAGCCTTCTATAGACCGTATTAATAATGATGGGAATTATGAGTTTAATAATTGTAGATTTATTGAATTAAAGGCTAATTTATTAAAAAGGCATAGTAAGATATAGGTTATGTATAAAATAGCCTTAAAAGTGCTTTGAGAACAAGATTTTAGGTAAACTAATAGTACTTAGATTAGGCGATTTCTTCGATATACTAGAAAAAGCTATAAAAGGTGGTAATAATGATAGGTAAAATAGTATTTTTATTTGTATTAGCTTATCTTCATGCCTTATGGGAAACAGAGATTGAAGGCAAAGATGGTTGGGCTAAGAATCTTCCTACATGGCGTATATCAAATCCCTATAAGAAAACATTTAATGGTAAAGATATAACAGGTTATCATACATTTATGGTATTAATATTTACTTTATTCTTCCATAGCTACTTTCTTTATAACTCTTGGAGCTTTGGTAGAGAATTAATATGCATAGGTACAATGTTAATCTATCTCATAGTAGAAGATTTTTTATGGTTTATTGTAAACCCATACTATGAAACAAAGAAATTCTTTGAAAAAAAAGTTAGATGGCATAAGAAATGGTTTTTATACTTACCTATAGATTATTGGGCAATGATAATTATTGGTTCATATTTAATTTTAATAGGGAGTAAAATATGATAAGAGGCTTTATATTAACAGGGCATCCCTGCCAATACAAATATTATATTAAACTTCAGAAACTTAAGAGTAAAGAGTTTCCTGAACTGAAAAGTATTAAACAACTTAGGGATAACCCTCAAGCAATATTAATAGAAGTAGGTACTTATTGGTTACACCCCATATATGAAAGGGTACAGACATGGCAAAGAAAAGAAAATCTAAAGAACCAGAAGTGGTTGAACAGGGTAAAGAGAAACTAGCTAAGTTAGCAATTAGGGGACTAAATAAAAAATTTGGTTATGAAGCTTTAAAACCTGCCTCAGAAGAAAAAGAAAGAGAAAGAATACCTTTTGATTTAGATATTCTAAATGAATTGACAGGTGGGGGTATACCCCTTGGTATGTTTAGTATTTTATGGGGGAATAAGTCCTGTGGTAAAACTACTCATACTTATGGGCTAATAGCAAGGGCACAGAAAATGGGTAAGTTGTGTGCTTTTTTTGACTTAGAACATTCTTTTGATACACATTGGGCTAAGAAATTTGGTGTGGATATAGATAAATTATTGATAGGGCATTTTGATACTGCTGAACAAGCTATGGATACATTTATAGAATTAGCAGATAAGAAAGCTATAGACTTTGTAGTACTTGATAGTGTTCAATCTTTAAGCCCTGAGGGGGAACAACATAAAAAGAAGAGTGAAAAGATTAAATCTACAAGTGATGATACAATGGCTCTATTAGCTAGAAAGCTATCACAGTTCTTTAGAATGAGTGGTAATAGGGCATATAAGGCTAATGTAGGTTTACTTCTTATAGGTCAAGCTAGAGTAGACCTAAGTGGTTTTATACCAATGCAGAAAATAAGTGGTGGTAATGCTTTAGAACATTGGTCTTCTTTAATTTTACATATAAGAAGGGGTACTAAAGCTAATGCCCCTAGATATAAATTTAATAATGAAGAAGGTAAAAAAAGAGAAATAATTATAGGGTTTGATACATGTGTTGTTTTAGATAAAAAGAAACTACCTTTTTGTGCCCCTGAAAAAACAGAAGTTCACTTCCCATTCTTTGAGTCAGCTGGCTGGAATGAACCAACAAGGGAACAGATAGAGGAATGCTACGGAGATTGGATAGAATTTGAAAAGGAGGCTGAATCTGATGAAGATAGCGATTAAATCCTTAGAAAAAAAGCTAGGTAAAAAACTAAAAAGAAATCTTACAGTTCTTGGGATAGATTCAGCAAGTACAGCAGGTATGGCTTTATTAAAAGTAAATAGTAGAAGTATAGATTTTACAACCCAGAAACTAAAATTTGGTACACATAAAAAAGGTACACCAATTAATAGTAAATTAGATACTGGGATTAAAGCAATTCAAGAATATATTGCTTTTAACATACACAAACCAATGGATTTAATTGTCATTGAAAATGCTTATTTAAACTTAAATAAGTATACTTATGGTTTACTTAGAATGTTATCAGGTATATTTTACTGTGAGTTTTCAGAGTATTCTAAGGATATTGTATTTTATTATCCTACTGAACATAGAAAGATTACAGGTTTTGATTCTAAAAAAATGAAGGGGGATGCATTAAAGAAATTAGTTGTAACTTGGGTTGAATACCTGGGGTTTGGTAAACTATCGCATGATGAAGCAGATGCAATAATGTTAGCTTTAGCAGGCTTAGTTATACAACCCCCTGTGCAACAAGCACTTGAGAAGAAAAAGAAAGTAAAAGCAAAGAAAAAAAGAATTAAAAAAGCTTAGTTTTTTCATACTTTATGGTATACTTATATTGAAGGGTAGGTGTTAATTAATGAAAGATTTACGAAGGTATATTGCTGTAGTTTTGTTACTAACTGTTGTGGGGCTAAACTCTTATGGTATAAACAAAAATACTGCACATGCTAATTCAAATGCAAGAGCTACAATTTCATTATCTGGGGGTGTTATTATATTAGCCGATTCTTTTTCTTATTTTATAAAAAATTATATTAAAACTAGAGATTCATCTAATAGTGGGATGAAAGAACTAGCCCATAGAGAGCTTGAAAATCATGTAAATATCGCTAGAAATAAAGGAAGTATAAAAAGCAATAAAATAACAGCCATGATTAATAAAGCTTTTATAATACACAATGAGATTGAAATAGAAAATATAAACAAAAAACCTTCATACAAGTATCTTAAATCAGTAACAGTATTTGTAGAGGGGTTACAGCTAGTTTTTAAAACAGAAGACACACCATTTGATGTAAAAAGATGGTCGGGAACAGGTGTAGTAGTTAAGATAGATAATAAAAACACCTATATATTAACTAATAAGCATGTAGCTGGTGGTTATAGAGATGGGCATAAAGAAATCTATATTGCAACTGCAAATAGAAAGTATACATGTGAAATAGTAAAATTACATAAATCACAGGATTTAGCGTTATTAAAAATAAACGCTGTTTTAAAAGGCAAAGAGGTTGTTAAGGGTTATAATACACCTGCTATTACTGAACAGGTATTTACAGTAGGTCATTCTTTAGCCAGACCTTTCATGTATGGTGAAGGTATATTTGCAGGAACAACAATAGAGCATGATGTTTACCAGTTGCCTACAATCGGAGGTCAATCTGGGAGTGGGGTGTTCAATAAAAATGGTGAATTACTTGGGTTACTATATAGTATATCTGGTACACGAAATGGCTTTGGTGTACAATGGGATTTTACTAGGGGTAATGTAGTTAAAAGCGTATATGTTAGAGAATTTTTAGAGGAGAATCTATAATGAGTGAAATAAATAAATATAAGAAATGTAAATCAAAGAAGTGTAATAATAAAGTCCATGTTATGCATCCATCAGGGATATGTGCTTTTTGCCCTGTAAAACCATATTGGCAAGAAGAATTTGAAGATAAAATACAGTTTAGTAATTGGGGTGATTTAGATTTTTTAAGCACTGATTATAACATAGAAAGACTATGTGAAAAATTTATCGGAGAAGCTAAACAAAAAGTTAAAGTTAAATGTAAAGGTGGAATGATACAGATAGAGAGAATATAATGGGATTATTTGATGCTATAAAGAAAAAGGAAGCTTTAGCAAATGGTATACTAAATAACATAGATGAAGTAGATTTTGTTGGGGGTAGAATAACCCTTGATATTGAAACTAATTCTCTTCAAGATAATGCAAAAATACTGGGGGTTGGTTTAAGAACAAATGACAAAAGTTATTTTGTACCTTTTGAAAGAATAATAGTTGATAAGTTAAGCAAGTTACTTATGAAAGCTGACCCTCTTATTCTTCATAATGCTATCTTTGATTTAAACTTATTAAAAATAAATGGGGTAAACTTTACAGAAAATGTATTTTGTACTCAAGTAGCCTCATGGCTAGAAGACGAAAATCAATCTCATAAATTAGTAGATTTAACCTTCGTTAAATTTGGGGAAGAGATTACAGAATATAAAGAATTTAGTAACCCTGATTTAATACAATTAGCTATACATTGTAAAAAGCAAATACCTGCAACAGAAATGTTGTATGATTACTATATGGAAAATCTAGATATACCTATGGATTTGATAAATCTAGAAATGAAGATTACTCCTATATTGTTACATATGCAGAGGGAAGGGCTATATATAGATGTTGATAAGCTCCTTGACTTAAAAAAAGAATATAAAGTAGAGGTAAAAAAGCTAGAAAAAGAAGTATTAGCCTTAATGCCTAGTAAAGTAGATATAATGTCCCCAAAGCAACTAAGTAATATGCTCTTTAATATTATGGGGTTTAGACCCGAGGGGGAGTTAAATAAGGCCGGTTACTATTCAACGGCTAAAGAAGTTCTTAAGAAGTTAGGATTAAAGCATGCAGTAGCAAAGAAGATTTTAGAATTTAGGGAAAAGATTAAAACTCAAAATACTTATATAGACCCCCTGCTTATTAAAAGATGGGCAGATGGTAAGGTACACACCCATTTTAAGCCTACAGGCACTAGGGTGGGTAGACTTTCTTCTAAGAACCCTAATGTTCAACAGGTTACAAATAAAGAGCCTAGAATTAGAAAGATATTTAAAGCCCCAAGGGGGTATAAGTTATTGATTGCTGATTATAGCCAAATGCATTTAAGGATATTGGCTCACTTTTCACAAGAACCAAAAATGCTTAAAATATTTAATGACCCCAAAGGGGACATTCACCAAACTACTGCTGACTTAGTAGGTGTTTCAAGGGATGAAGCAAAGATAGTAAACTTTGGTATACTATATGGATTTTCAGCCGGGAGTTTATCAGAGTTTTTGAAAGTACCTTATAAAAAAGGTAAGCAAATAATGAAAGAGTATAAAGAAACATATAAGTGTGTGTTTCAGTTTATGGCCCAGGTTATACAGTTCTTTAAAGCTAATGGTTATGTATATACGCTTCTAGGGAGAAAAAGAAGGTTAATATATGATAGTAGCTTTTCAGAAGGTAAGAAAGGTTATCTAGAAAGGGAAGCTTTTAACTCAGTAGTTATTGGTAGTGAAGCTGATATAATGAAGACAGGCATGGTTAATGTATATGAATTAACTAAACAATATGGCTTTAGTATGGTTAATCAGGTACATGATGAATTAGTGTTACAAATTAAAGAAGAAGATATAACAAAAGAACTGCTATTAAAGGTGCAAGAAGCTTTAGATTATGATTTAGGTTCTGTTGTAGTTAATAGTGAAATTATAATAGCTGACAACTGGGGAGAGAAAAAGACAGGCGAAAAGTTTGATATAGAAAGCTATGAAGGGATATAATGAGTAAAAAAGGTGAAAAACACTATATGAAAAATGATTAAGTGGCTACCAATTACAATAATATATTACATAATTCACTCAGTAATCTCTTACAAAGTAAATATTGTAGGGGGTTGGAAGTGGGGGGCAATATGTTATGCTCTAGGTTTCATACCCCTGTGGTTATGGGTGTGCATGGTGTCAGATAACCTATTAAGAGATGGGTTAATATTTGATACAGTATTAGTTGTTACATGTGCTTTAACATATGCTTATTTGGGTTATGGTAGTAAGTTTACAGTACTTCAATGGGTAGGTGTAGCAGTAGCAGTAATAGGGTTTTTAATCATTCAACTAGGGGGTAAATAATGTATACTGAAATGTACGCTAAGCTAGCTTTAGCATTATGCATTGGTTATTTACTTGGCATTGATAGGGGAAGGTTTCAGAAACCTGCAGGACTTAGAGACCTTATATTCGTAACACTATCGGGGTGCTTATGCTCACTATTAGGGCTAGAACTACTAAAAATGGGTATGCCAAATGTAGATATGTCAAGAGTTTTATACGCCCCAATTATAGGGCTAGGGTTTTTAGGTAGTGGGGTTATTATACAATATAAACAAAACATAGAAGGTATCACAACAGCTAGTCTTTTATTATTATCAGTAATTCTAGGGCTACTTTGTGGCATAGGCTCATATGAAATAGTCTGTGTAGCAACTTTAGTATCTTATATAGTTTTAAAAGGAAAGTTTGTGGAAGGGGTGAAAAAGTAATGAGATTTTATTTTACTGCGGATTGCCATTTTAATCATGGGAATGTAATTAAGTATTGTGGGAGACCATTCTCAGATTATACCGAGATGAACGAAACTATAATCAGGAATTGGAACTCAATAGTTAAGCCTGAAGACACAGTATTTCATATTGGGGATTTCATCTTCTATAGAGGTAAGGAGTGTCCTGAAGGGGAGGATAAGGCAAAGACAATACAGGATAGGCTAAATGGTACAATTATACATATAGAAGGTAATCACGATAAGAATAATACTGTTAAAGCAATTATACGAAGTTGTGTAATAAAGCTTGGTGGAAAATCTTTATTTCTAGTACATAACCCTAGCTATTCAAATAAGAAATACCCTATCAATCTAGTAGGTCATGTGCATGAAAAGTGGCTAGTTAGAGAGAATGGTAATAATTCAGTATGCATAAATGTAGGGGTAGACCAGCATAACTTTCGACCTATTGACATAAACACTATTTTAAACATATACTATAAGTTTATAAAGGCAAAAGATGAAACACACAAATCTATACTTTAATAAAAAAGTTAGAAAAACTTGGGCTGTCAACCCAGTTGAAAAAGTTAAGAGAAGTAAAAAGAAATACAATAGACAAACAGCTAAGAAAGAGCTAAGGAGAATTAAAAATGATAGTCTATAATGTAACAATAGAGTATGTGGTGGATGGTGAAAAAATTTATGAAAATAAAACAATGAAAAGAAATGAAGAAATGGATGTAATTAATGACCTTTATTATGAATACCCAGAAGAGGATTATGAACAATTTAGAATACTATCTATAGAAAGAATATTATAATGAAAGTACTTATTTTCTCAGACCTTCACATAGATAAAAATAGTAGAGAGGAATGCAGGAGTATCCTTGCTGAAATACTAAAAATTGCAGGGAAACATAATGTAGATGCCCTATGGAACTTAGGGGATACCTTTAATATGTATAGCCCAGCATCGGAATGCTTAGATATGTATGCATTATTTGTTTTCTCATGGGGAAAAGACATACTAAATGTAGTAGCTTCCTCACATGAAAGTACTGAATTAGGTAAGAGTGTTCTAAATCATTTTGAAATACTGTCAAAAGACTACTATATTAAACACCATGAGACAGAGTTATATGGTTATCTATTAGGTCATTATATGTTAAATGAAAGTTCATGTGGTTATAAGGTAAAGAGAAGTGTTAAGGAACTAAAAAAGTACAAAAGAGTATTCTTAGGGCATCAGCATACTTCTCAAGAGATGGGAAATGCTATTCACATTGGTAGTTGTAGATATGTAAGCTTTTCAGAATACCTAGATACTAAAAGAGTTTTAATACTAGATTTAGAAACAGATATACTAGAAGAAATTATTTTAGAGTCCCCTATACCTATGTCTGTAGTTGGGTGTGATAAAGATAGTATAAATAAACTTTGGTGTGAATTGAAGATTTTAAACCCAAGGAACAAGGTAAAGGTAATATTTAACGACTTAGAAAGCTACAAAAATAGTATAAACTCTATGTCAGGGTGGTCAAACAAATTTGTAGAATTTAAAATAGAATTGAATTTTCAAATTAAAGGCACAGAAATTAAAGAAAATAATGATGATAGTTTTAGTAATGATTTTATAAAATGGCTAGATGATAATAACATTGACAAGGAGATTAAAGAGGTATTAAAGAAAGAAGTTGAAAATGTCAGATAAAATTGTTAGGTGTTCAAACTGTAGAGAGGAAATATATGAATATATAAATCCCTATAAAAATGATGCGTGCGTATCCTCAGATTTTATGGGCATTAATGGTAATAGAAACCCTATAGAAGGGGAAGAAACTTCTTGCCCTAGGTGTAACTATAACATCTTTAACGATTTAGCAAAAATAGCAGGGGTGAATAGATGAGAGTAAAAAGATTATACCTTAATAATTTTAAACTATTTATAGAAGAAAATATAGAGCCTAAAGGTCTTAATATTTTTATAGGGGATAATAGGGATAATGAAAGTTCTAACGCTTCTGGTAAGTCTACACTAGCTTTAGAGGCTTTAATGTTCGTATTATATGGGTATACTACTGCTAAATTAGCAGATACTATTTCTAAAGGTAAAAATATGGCATCTGTAGAAGTTTTACTAGAGTTAAAAGGTATTGAGTATAAGATTAGTAGAGAAATACCAAGTAAGCTCTATATGGAAGTTAATGGCGAGGAAAAGCAATTTGCTACAGCTACTATAGCCCAAAAATATATTAACGCCATCTTTGGGGATGTTGACTTCTTTAAAAAGTTTAGAACTCTTGATATGCAAAGCGGTATAAACCTATTAGACTTAGGTAATACTTCTTTAAAGAATTTACTTATGCAATTTATACAAGATTACTTTACCAAGATAAGAAAATCTTTACAAGAGAAGAAACAAAACATGGCTAGATTTCACATCAAGCATAGAATATTCACACATTTTTATTCTGAGAAAAGAATAGCAGTACTTGACAAACAAATTACTAGGCTTAAGGGTGAATTTGGTTCTACTAAGGGAGACCCTAATACACAAGCTAGAGAGATATATAGTGAGTTATGTGGAAGTAATACTGCAATTATTAATATAGCACAACATCTTGAAGAGATTAGTAGAAATAACTGCCCTACATGCAATAGGAAACTTCCTAAAGAGATAAATAAGAAACTAGTAGATGAACTTAATGAAGAGTTAGATATAGCTACAGATAGGAGCCAAGAACTTACAGAACAGTTAGGTAAAACTAATAAAGATATAGGAAATTATAACAAAAGGTTAGAAGAAGTACATAATGATTTAAACCATGTTCGTGAGTTAAAGCAAAAAATAGAGCATATGAAAATATTAAAAGACTATAAATATACTGATAGGGATGTATCAATCTATACTAGTTCCCTGAGGGTACTTGATAATTTCTCTGCTCTTTATATAGAAAATTGGTTAGCAAGTTTGAGTGTTATAATCAACGCATTGTTAAAAGAAATAAATATAAGTATCAAATTTGATGCTACCAAAGAATTTATGACAATACAAGATGGTACAGAAACAATGAAGTATGACCAGCTTAGCACAGGTCAAAAAAGATTTCTTAACATAATATTTAAGTTATCAATATTAATGCATAAAAATTTAGAAGGTATTATAGTAATAGATGAGGGAATAGATGCCTTAGATATTACTAATCTTAAAAGATTAATTAGAGTATTTGAATCTTTACCTTTTCAAGTATTTTTAATATCTCAACACTCTGACATAAAGAGTTTGAAAGATGTTAAATGTTTTAATATACTTAGGCAAAACAACAAGGCTAAGGTGGTTGCATGAGTGCGAAAGGTATAAGATTCTATAAAAGAAACCCTTGGTTAAGGCACTATTATAATGCTAAAACTAGATGCGAAAATATTAAATATAAAAATTATAAAAACTATGGAGGTAGAGGAATAAAGTTTTTATTAACCAAAGAAGAAATAAAGACTATATGGTTTAGGGATAAAGCATGGTTATTAAATAAACCAAGTATAGATAGGGTAAACAATGATGAAGATTATACTTATGGTAATTGTAGGTTTATAGAGATAGAAGAAAACAGAATTAAAGATAGTATAAAGGGTGTAAATCAATATAATTTAGAGGGTGTTTTTATCTGTAATTGGAAAAGTGCCAGACAGATAGAAAGAATATTAGGTATACCTAATAGTAATATTTCTAGTGTATGTAAGGGAAAAAGAATATCAGCACATGGGTATACTTGGAGGTTTATATAATGAGAAAAGAACCTAAATGGAAATATTTTGTAAGAATGGCTCACTTCTTAATGGGTAGGTTTGGTTTTGATAAGCCCTTAGTTGTGGTACGAGATAATAGAATTGATTGTCCCTGCTGTGTAGATGATTGGAATGACGCAGAAAAGATTAAAATTCAATACCACTCAAGAAGACTTGGGCGGGTTCCTTACTGTTATGTACTTAGTTTCTTACTACACGAAATAGGTCATTTAGTTAATGAAATGCCTTATGCTACAGATATGGAAGTAATTGAAAGCGAAAGGGAAGCAGAACGATTCTCTAATGAAACCATTAAAGAAGAGTACCCTGAAGTATACAAACAAATGATAAAGGAGATGAGAAAAAGAAAAAGCTTAGTAAAAATATTTAGAGAAAAAACCTGTAGAAACCCATACTATTGGGCATACAAAGAATTAAAAGAGTATAAAATAACTACATCAAAGGAGGATAAGAAATGGTTAAGAAAAAAAGAGAGCCAATTAAAATCCCTGTAGAAGTTAGAAAAGCAAAAGAAAAAGAAGTAAATCACATCACTTTAGATTATGGGGATAAGGTATATTCAGCTATACTAAATAAGTATAGACGCGTATTTATGTATGGTAATATATCTACTACCTCAGCAGAAGAGCTTAACAAAAAATTAATTGCTATGTCTATTGATAGCCCTGAAAAACCTATTACCATAGAAATAAATAGTGGAGGTGGAAGTTGTATAGCAGGTCTTTCTATAATAGACACAATTGAAAGTCTATCTTGCCCTGTGTACACAATAATAACAGGTGTTTCAGCCTCTATGGCAACATTTATTAGCATAGCGGGGGATAGAAGGTTCATCACAAAAAATGCTTATTGGATGGCACACCCTATCAGCTTAATGAAAGCAGATTATATTGGGTTTTTAAAAGATAGTATGCCTTGGTTGAAGGGGCTAGAAAAAAGATGCTTATCCATGTATTTAAAGAAAACTAATCTACCTAAAGAAACCATTGAAAAATGCAAGCGTGGGGAAGTGTGGTTAAATGCAAAGCAATGCATTAAGTATAATGTAGCAGATGAAATTCTTAAAAAACAAGTAATAGTAAGGAGATAATAATGCGGACAGCCCTCATAACAGGAAGTTCTAAAGGAATAGGTTACCAAATAGCTAAAGATTTTTTAGCTAAAGGTTACTATGTTATTACGAACTCAAGAAAAATGCAGTATGATTTACCTGAAAATCAGCTACATTTATGTGGGGATTTATCTAGCCATAAAGGATGTATGTCTTTATGTTCTAAAGTTAAAGACTTAGATACTAAGTTAGATAGCATTGTTCTAAGTGTAGGTGTAACAGATAGAACCCCTTTTGGGAATATTAAATACTCTAACTGGGGTAAAGTTATAGATACAAATTTAAACCTACCTTTTTTCCTAGTTCAGCAGTTGAAAGAATGTATCAAACGCAATGGTAGTATAATTTTTATTTCATCTGTTCTAGGTAGTCTCCCTAGGTCAAGAAGTATATCCTATGGGGTTTCAAAAGGGGCATTAGAACCTTTAATTAAATACCTAGCTGTAGAGTTTACATATAATAATATTACTGTCAATGGTGTAGCTCCAGGGTTTATTAACACAGATTGGCATAAAGGTAAAACAAAAAAAATACTTAATAGTATTAAGTATTCTATACCTATGGGTAGATTTGGTAGCACTAAAGAGATTAGCAGTACTGTAATGTTCTTAGCTAATAATAGGTATATTACAGGGCAGATGATTACTGTAGATGGGGGGTATAGCTTAGCATGATTACCACTAAGGTAATAGAGCCTAAAGTATTAGTTAAGTACCTAAGTAATAAAGTTAGAGATTGGTGTAAAGGGTGTAAAAGGTATGCACAAAATTTGCCTTGTTGCCCGCCAAGCTTAATGCCTATAAAAAGGTATAAGCGTTTGATTCTATCTTATAAAAACGCAATGCTAATAGCTGTTAAATTCGATATTGATAGTGAAATACATTGGAAAGTACAGGGCAGAGAATCAAGCAAACTATTAGTATCTATACTAAAGTCTTATGCGAAAGAATTTAAAAACCATATAATCTTTGGGGCAGGGTCTTGCAAAAGCTGTGATATTTGTAGTAACCCCTGTAAAAACCTTAAAGGTAAAGTAATAGCAGTAGAAGCTATTGGTATCAATGTGGTTAAGTTAATGGCAGAGCAAACAGATATTAAACTATTTTTCCCTGTAGAAAAGAAGGGCTACTTTTATAGAATAGGGTTATTATTATGGTAAATGTAACCAATTTATATGTTCCAGGCACTTTTGACCTATTCCATGTAGGGCATATTAGAATGTTTAAGTATGCATCTAAGTTTGGGAATGTAATTGCAGGGGTCAGTACTGATGAACTAGTACTCTCATATAAGAATTTAGCTCCTATATACCCATTTAAGGAGAGATGGGAGACGGTTGATGCATGTAGATATGTTAATAGGGTAATTCCTCAGAGAAAATTTTTTAGTATTCCACAACTAAAGAAATTAAATATATGCTATGTTATACTTGGTAGCGATTGGGAAGGTAAAGACTTCCCTGAATTAGACCAAGCCCAAAAAGCTTTAGGTTTTGAGATAATATATAAACCTTATACAGAAGAAACAAGTTCATCAAAAATAAAAGAGAGAATTATTCGTAATAGCTTTGATATTATTAAAGCTCAACTAGAAAGAGACCTATAATGAGCCACGAAAACTTTAGCTACGATAACTATACACCATACTTAAGAGCTTTAACCAAAATAATGGCTACCTTTAAAGCTATTAATATTCCTCTTTGTTTGCATGGAGGAACTTTATTGGGTAGTGTAAGAGAAGGCGATTTCATCCAAGATGATGATGATATAGATATTTTCTATATTAGTAGAGGGAAAAACAAGTATCAGGTTAAAAAAGAGTTTGAAGAACTAATATTACCTGCTCTAAAGAAAGCAAGATATGATGTCAAACCAATTTCTTGGACTTTTCATAATGGTAAGAAAGAGATTTTTGGTCAGTACCATGTAACTAAAAATGGCATAACTTTAGATGTATGGATGGCATGGACTGATGAAAATGATAAATTCTTTTTATCCCCCTATATATCTGGTCAACTAGATAAGAAAGACATTTACCCTCTTAAAAAAGGTAAGATAAAAAATAACAAGTTTTTAATACCTAATAAGGCAGAAAAGCTTATAGAATTAATATATGGCAGTGAGTGGAAAATACCTAGTAAGTTTAGGGCAAGTTTAAATCGTTACTTTGTTAAGAAGAATATGCTAAAAATAATTGATGAATTTGGTTGGGCTTATTACTTTATAGCTAAAGAGCAACAAGTGTATACAGTACACAACATATCTTATATTAGGCTAAAAGATTATACTGATAGTATACTAAAAGATATTGACATAGTATACTTTCCATCCCCAGGAATCCAAGCACCAATAGTTACCAAAGTATGCAAGGGTATAAGAGCTAAGTACCCTAAAATAAAAATAATAGGAGCGTATGCAGGGGAAAATAGATTCATTTATACTGATGTTGACATAATAGTATCTATATCAGCTAAGTTTGTTCCCGTACTAAGGGATAGATACCCAAATAAGGAAGTTATCTTCTTACCTGAATCAATTGACACAAACTACTTTAAACCTAATACTAAAAAGGCTAAGGAGTTTACTGTTGGTTACGCAGGAAGAAAAAACCCTTATATAAAGAGAACGCCTTTACTTGAAAAATTAGATTACCCTGTTGTAAAAAAGATGAATCATGGTAAAGATTTCTTTGTAGAAGGCAGCGACCGTACAGAAATGATAAACTTCTATAATAGTGTCTCATGCTTGGTATTAGTTAGTAGAACTGAATGTATGCCAAGGGTTATACTAGAGGCTATGGCTTGTGGTAAAGCAGTTGTGTGTACTGATGTAGGTAGTATTAGAATGTTATTAGACCTTGAATGGGTTGTACCTGTAAACCCAGATGAAGTTGTTATCTCAGAGGTAAATGCTAGATTAAATATATTAAACAAATACCCTAGTGTATTAAAAGCAGTAGGTAAACGAAATAGAGAATATATACACAAATACTTCTCATGGGAAAAGAATCAACACTTATGGGATTCAGTAGTAGATTATTTATACCTAGAGGACTATAAAACTATACTAGAGATTGACGACCAGTATTGTGAGTTGTTTAAAGATATTGAACCAGCATTGGTTGAGAAAGATGTTGTATCTGCTTTAACTATAGAAGTAACTACTAAAGTTATTGAGCCTCCTAAGGTTACTTACCTAGCAGACCCTATAACTTTTAATTCTAAAGGTATTAAAGACCCAATAGCTCTATCTATGGAATTAAACTATAGAGGAATAGATTTCTGGTTATTGTCAGATTCATGCCTATCTTTAGTTAATCATAAAGAGTTGAGGGGTAACAAGTTACATATAGGGGTTAGTAGTAAGGCATTAAAAGACAAGATAAAAGAACTCTATGCACATAAAAATTTATTTATTAAAGTAGAACCTAAACGAAAAGTAAAATCATATGGGGCCTACAAAGTTCCTGTGCCAGTAGTTTCTTACCTACATGAGCTTTTTGGTAGCGAATGGGACTCTTTCTAACAATCTATGGAGGAATACAATGAGTAGTAAAATTAAGAGACAGTTTGCATTGATTAAAGAATATCAGCGTAAAGTAGACTTAGCTAGAAACGCATATGATACAGAAGTTGATTATTTAGAAGACCATATTGCCAAATTGTTAAAAATGGTTAAAAAAGAATTGAGGTAAATCAAATGACAGTTCGTAAACTAAGTTGTGGGTGTGAAGTTTGGAATAGCTACACAAAGAAAGAGTGTAAAAAGCATAAAGAGATGTGCCATTGGGGTAGTTGTACTAAAGTAGCTATAAAGGATAAGTTCTATTGTGAAGTACACAAAAAGCTACTGGCTGACTTCAACTACGAAGGTGAAGGGCATTATAAGGGGGGTGTTTAAACCCCTTTACAAGCAGTTTAAGGCATAAATATGCTATATGTAGGGTAACCTATGGGTTAGTATATAAAAAGACCTTATACATAATAGTTGGTGAGTTATAACAAATATGGTATACTTATAATAGAGAGGATATAATATGCAAATAGTATCAATTAATACATTAGTTAAAAAGTATAGGTTTAAAATATGTAAATCTATAATGAGAAGTAAGAAAAGAGATGGGGGAGATGTAGGGGCTATAAAGATAATAATACAAGTACCTTATAGAATATACAACATTTTTATAGGGGAATTTAACTTATCTAAAACATTTAAAATATAGAAAGGCTACCTATGAGTAAATTAATAGATAAAGCATGTGCAGTTACCCTTATAGTATTAATATCACTTGCTTTCTGGTGTGTAGCTATAAAAATAATAATGGAGATTTTCTAATGAGTACATTAAAAGAGTGGGTAGTTATAATTTTAATAGTGGGGGGTTTAATAGCTTTAGTGTTTGGTCTTGGTGGACATGCTAAAGAATGTGGAATTGATATAATTAAAATACTTATAGATTCACCTTTAAGTCTTAAAGTAGCATCTGCTGGTCTTTTTTCTTTTGCAATCGGGATGAGTATATTAGATATATAGAGGGAGTAAATATGAACATACTAAAAGAGTGGTTGATTAGAGTGGCAACTATTGTAGGCATAGTAATGTTTATTCATGTTATGTTCTACTTAGGTGAAATGGCTTATGTAGCAGGGGGGTTATTCGCACTATGAAAACATTGCATGAATGTGTAAGTAGCTGGTATTGTACTAATTATGTAATTTGCCCTATATGCAAATGTAGAGCAGGGTATGATGTGATGTATGATAGTGAAACAAAGAAGGTATTTAAGTGCAAATGTAATAAAGGGTTAAAACAAATAAAGGATGAAAATGCATAAAATAGCTATATGCTTAACTACTTTTATGAGAAATGAATTATTAATTGATACTGTAGATAGTATCATTAAGTACTTCCCAGAAAATAGTGTACTATACATAGCAGACCAAGGGAATAAATCACAAGTTAAAGATAGATACTTTTCTTACCTTACCAGTAAAACTGGTAGGGTTTTTTACTTTAACCTTCCTTATGACTGTGGTTTAAGCTATGCTAGAAATTACCTTGTTGATGTGGCTAAGCACGCTGGTATAGATTATTGCCTTATTACAGCAGATAGTTTAAGATTTATAAATAAACTTAATCTTGAACCAATAGTAAATGGCATGGAAAAGAATGTAGATGCTCTTGTAGGTTTTGAGATAAAAGATAGAATACCTTGGGAGTGGAATATAGAACTAGTCCCTGAAAAACATTTCTGGTTATCTAAAATTAGCCCTGATGCTATTATACAGCATGAGGGTTTTATTATTAAGCGAGTAGAGCTATGTAGAAACTTCTTCTTAGCTAAGACAGAGGCTTTACTAGATGTTAAATGGGACAATGATTTAAAGCTTGCAGAACATGAAGACTTCTTTTATAGGCTTAAGCTGAAGGGGTATAAGTGTATATGGACTAATATAGTGTCAGCAGAGTATATAGAAGATAAGCCAGAAGAATATAGAAAGATGCGAGATAGAATGTATAACCACTTTCAATACATAATGTTAAAGAAATATAATATTAAACAATGGATGAAATATGAGATATAGTATAACTAAGTTTTTAAGACCGTTCACAGGTACAGGTGCAATATTCTTTCCAGTTGGGCATCCCCCATTTGGGACGTGTGAAAATGCTACACCTGATTGTTACCATTATTGTTATGCAGTAGATAAGGAAGACTTAAACTTTGATGAAGAATTAAGAATATCTAAAGTGGAAAAACGAGCAATATATAATTACTTTGTAACAACCAATAATAAAAAACTTAAATCAAGAATAATTAGAGAGCTAGATGGGCTACAAACACCTATACTGCATTGGTTTGGTACAGGTGATTGCCTTAATAAAGATTTACCTAAGATTAGTAAACTTATAGATGTTTTAAGAGGGGAAAATGTTATACAAATGGGGTTTACTAGAAATAAAAAATTATGGGAACTGCATAAAGATGTATTTGCATTAAGCATTGATTCAAAAAAAGAGGCTACAGACCCTAATGCAATGTATTCCATACCAGATTATAAAAAACAAATATCTGTAATGTATTGCCCTTCATATCAAGTTGTAGGAGGTTATTGTGGGGCTCTTACTTGCAGAGATAAAGATAAATCAAGAACTAATTTAGAACATTATATAAATTGTAGAACTTGTTTAAGAATGAAAACTGGATGTTTTGATAGGAGGAATAATGTATAAAGTAACTGTTTATTTTAAAAATGGGGCTACAATAGTTAAATATATATCAGGATATAATTATGCTTGTGTTTATTCAACTAATGTATGGAAAGAACTTGATGATGTAATTAAAACAGAATTGAAAGAGGTTAAACATGGAAAAATTTAACAGTAAGGTTAAAAAGAAAGTAGTAGAGAAGATTAAATGTGAAGTCTGTGGTAAGTTAAGAAGCTGGGAAGGTATGAAGTTATTAGATACTTGTGTTTGTTTAGATAATACAACTATTAAGTTTAAAACCAAAAGGCATAGGACAAGGCTTTCTAATATGAAACTTATTCGTAGGAGAAAAAAATAACAAGTAAGAAAGGTTAAAAAATGAGTAACTCATGTAAAGATTGTATATGTAGAAAAGATAATAAGTGTATGAGATTCCCCCCAAGTATAGGAGAATTTGGTAATACAGTATCCGGTTACCCTACAATTAGGTATGAAAGAGTAATACCTTATAAACCAACTGAAATTATTTATTGTTATGCATGTTTTGAATATAGGAGGAAAAAATAATGATATGCCCAGCTTGCAATAAAAAAATAGGGAACTTTCATAAAACCCCTAACGGCTTTCATAGAGATTGTTTTGCTAAATGGGTAAAAGGTTATAATACTGCTATGACATTTTGTAATAGTGAACTAAAGTTTGCAGGTATAGATTCAATAGGTGTACTATATAGAAAAAGATGTAGTATAAAAAAGCAGGGGGTTTAATAATGTTGACAGCTTTAATGTGTTATTTAGTAGTAATGGGTATAAAGCTAAAAGCTTCATTTATGGCTACAGCTATGATACTTGATTTTATTGTAATGTTTACTTATGTTATAGGAAAGGGTAAAAAATGAGATTTTTAAAATTTATTATGTTTATAGGTATAGTATTAACTATTTTTACTATTACAGGTACTCAAGTACATCAAAATATAACTTATGTTTTAGTATGTTGGTTAGTTTATGATAGATTTACAGGGGTGAATAATGGATAACTTATGTATGAGTTGTGGAAAACCCTTATATGAGGGTAAGAGTAGTACAGCAACCCCTGATTTATGTTCTTGTCAACCTTCAACGCATGAAGGTAAAATAATGCTTGAATACTTAAAAGATATTAAAAGATTAATAGAAGAAGGGTTCTTGAAATGAACAAAAATAAGAGAGCTACAGGGTTAATAGAGCTTGATATATGCCTCAATGGGGGACTCCCTATAGGTCGGTTAATTCATATATATGGGGCTTCATCTATAGGGAAATCTACCCTAATCTACCAAATGCTTGCTGAATGTGGTAAATACTCCTGCTTAATAGACACGGAGTCCTGTTTTGACAAGAGATATGCTAAGAAACAGGGGGTAGCTCTACACAACCTATTTATAGCTGAAATGCACAGTTCTACTAATATATTTAGATTCTTAAAGAAAACAATAGAATCAAATGTATTTAGATATATAGTAATAGATAGTATTGCAGGATTGCCAGTTAAAGACATATATGCTCATATAGCTAGCGAATTACCTGACATTATTAAAGAACTAGAGAAACATGATACTATTCTTATATTTGCAAACCAAATAAGAGCTAAAGGTAAAAAGACTAAACCTGCTCATGGCTCAATGATTAATGCTCTATCTAGTGTAGTACTAGAGGTTTGTGATAAACATAAGACCAAAGAAGGTTATGAATCTACCATTAAAGTAATAAAGAATAAATATGGTATGCCATTAGGTGAAGCTAAATTAAAATTAAGGGGTGTACAATGAAAGTAAGCGAAAAAATAATGGAAATAGCTAGAAAAAGAAGGCATGAGACAGAGGGGATAAATAAAAATCAAGAAGATGTAGAATTTTGCCTTAGAAATAGAACATGTCCTAAGTGTGGTTCTATTATAAGATTTGTATTTCAACCTGAAGATGGGTATTATCATTATGTTTGCATACATTGTGAATTTAACTGTATAGCCTAAGGGGGATAAATAATGAAAGTTGTACATTGTAAAAAAGAATACTATGATGTATATATAGGTCGCCCTAGTAAATGGGGTAATCCCTTTACAATAGGTAAAGATGGTACTAGAGAAGAAGTAGTAAGAAAATATCGTAGTTATATTATGAATAAACCTGATTTATTAAAAGACATACATAAATTAAAAGATTGTATACTAGGTTGTTGGTGTTCACCTAAAGCATGTCATGGGGATGTAATAATAGATTTAATAGGGAGAGGTTTTTAATGGAAATTATAATGACAATAATTTGTGGGTTTATATTATTAATAATATGTTCTCCTGTAATCATTGCAGGTACTTGTGTAGTAAGAGTTATGTTAGACATACTAACTAGGAGGTAATTAATGTTTAATCAAATAATTATTATAGGTGGGGGCGAAAGTATAAACATAGGGTGTAAAAATGGTTTATATGATAAACTTAAAAATACTCTAACTATAGGCTGTAACTATGCTTACAAAAGTTTTAACACTACCTTTAATACATTTGTGGACATTGAAACATATGAGAAAAATAGAAAAATATTACAGACTAGATTATGTGCATGCCATTATGCAAACCTAGATGAACCTTTAAGATTCCCAGAAGCTTATTGGTTACCACATGAAAAAGATTACATAGGGGTTGCAACAACAGGTAAGGTATATAACCCTATGTTGGTAGGTATATGGTCGCTAAGTTTAGCCCTTTATATGATGAAAGGGGTAGGGGAAATATACCTCCTTGGTTTTGACTGGACTAAAAAGGGTGAAGGTAATACTCATTTCTATCAAGGTAAAATAGACCATTCAGGTATTAATAAAACAGATTTCTATGATGCTCAAGACCCAGATAAATGGTTTTCCCCTTTCTTAAAAGAAAAAGGGGTCAACATATATAATGTCAACCCCGAATCTAATATTAATACTTTTACTAAACTAAACTATGGTGAGTTCTTTAGCAAACTTAAAGATGAGCCTTACTCACAAGATTATTTAAAAAGGTATATTCAAGCAAAATTAGAGCCTATTAGGATAATACAGACCCAGTAGAATCTAAGATTAACCATCTATTATTACCAAGTCCTCGAATTATAAGTATATCATCTAGTGTCATTAATGCTGATGTACTTACCCCATCAAAAGTATCTGCCCCATTTACATTTACAGTAACATGATTACCACTTGATACTGTCTTAACATAAATAGTAAATTCATACCCTATATATGCCGAAACTGCTGGTAATGTTATAGTTATACCATTTGAAGTGGTATTACATACAATAGTATTATGTGTCTCGTCTAGTGTTAAAGTTGATGTAGTTTGGTCTATTACTGCAACAGGTAATACTGTACTACCATCATCTATTGCATCTAACCTCTCTTCTAAGGTATCGAATGTACCTCTAGCATCAATTATCTCCTGATAAGTAGCTAAAACAGTCCTATCTGCTTCTGTAACAGAATCAAAACCTGCTCCATTCCACACAACTGTACTCAAATTTGTTCTTACTGGGTCTTTAGCTGTATAAATAGCAATAGTACCAGCTGCTATACCCTCTACATAATAGGTATCAGCCCCTTGACCAGCAAAATCTACTAATAATGTTGTACTAAAAGTATAGACAAAGGTGTTTATAAAACCTCCACCTGAATACTGTAACTCTGTACCAACTTGAGATGCAGATAAGCTGCCGGAGAAAACACCATTCCCGTAAGTCCGTGCATCTACTGTAAGGTTGTTAATTACACTTTCCATAGATGCTGTTCTTACATCTAGTCCTTCAAAATTACCTAATATCTCCTCTGCCGATACATCTTCCCCTGCTGTAGGTTTCCCTGGATTTGCTAGTGCCATAACTTTCCTCCTTAATTAATAATCCTTTTCTTGTGCCAATTCTATCTGTTAAAGACAGAACCTTTTTACCTGCCATAAGTGTTATCTCAATTACCTGCTTAATTACAGGCATGTTTATTAAAAATCTTAACAATGGGTTAGAAGTAAGCCTATTCTGATAGCTTTTAACAACTGTAACCCTAGACATCCTTCTTACCTTATTTTTTAAGGCATTGGGGTCGTACACTTTAGTTATATCATATTTAACTATCATTATTTCCTCACTTCCATTGGTATCTTACGCCGTCTTTTTTCCATGTACCTGAACCTGCATCAGGAGCCCATGTAATATTTCCTCTGGGATTAAATGTTGTACTAGCTATAATAACATCAGATGCCCCAGTTATAACATATTTTTGTCTTTGACCGTGTGTTTCTGTCATTTTAACAGGTTGTTGAACCCTTCTCAGCCTACCGTTAGCAGCCCTAAAAGGTATTTGATATAAAACTGTACCACCCTTTAGCTCCACATTACACCAGTTTTCATCCGCATTTACAAATATTATTATACCTATTAGCGTTTCTCTATTATAAGATATGCTTTTGTTTATTTTTCTTCTTAAAGGTCTAGCCATTATAGCTCCTTAAGTTATTAAAGCACAAATCAATTGGTCTACATCTTCTTCGCCTCTTGTATATGTCCTTCTTATTTGTTTAACATATAACTTATATATTACCCCTGTTACAGGGTTATAAGCTTCAATAACATCTTGAGTTTGATGAGCCATGTTAGCAACTATTTTTATTTTCGGCTGATACCTAAACCATGAAGCTTTTTCAAGTTCATAGTTAGCTAAAGTTCTACATTTTAAAGATGTCTCTAAAAAGGGGTTATCTATTTCTTCCTCAATAACACCATATTTTTCTATTAAGTCATCATCTGAAACTGTTTCAGTAATAGAGTTAGGGGCTGGTTCCCCTATAGGTTGAGCAAGGATTTCATAATAAAAATTACTTATCTGTCCAATAACTGTTAAAGCTATAGCCATAACAGGGGCTAACCCGTTGTAAACTGAAATAAAACCAAAACCTCCACCCCAAAGAATAGTCCAGATTAGACATCCAGCTATTAACGCATATAGAAAGGATGTTAGGTTAGATACATCTTGATTTATAGAACAATGTAATTGTTTACCTGCCCCAGCAGTTGTTAAATTTTCTCCCCCACCAAAAAACCTATTCCCACAAGAATCAGTAACAGATAGTCTTGGGTTTATAGCTTGTAAAGTTTTATCTTCTGAAAAATAAAATGTAAGGCTATTATGAGAAGAAAACCAACCTGCTGCTCCTTGTATAAAGCCCATAAACTCTTCATCAAATTCTGTTTCAAAAGTTTCTTCTGTTTGACCTATTACTGTTACCTGATTTACAAGTGTATCGTCTGACCAGCTATGGTCATATTCCATAATGTTAAATGCAGGGGCTTTGTTATAAGCTACACTATCAGTACCATCTTCAAAGTAGGTAAAATCTGTTGTTGCATCTATATTTACTTCCCTAGCTTTTAATATACCCTCTTCATCAAAATAAGGAAAGTACCCATAAGCCTGATATAACTTATAAAGAATATCCATTATGTATTCTTCTATAAACTGTACCTTTGGTATAGTTTCTGTTATTGTAGGTAAATCATAGTCCCCACCTGATAAATCTCCATAAGTTGTTATTATATCTTCAACTATAAAACTTATTGTTTTATTTTCATAAAAGCTTGAAGTAATTTTTGATTTAAACCAGTTTTTTGCTTTGTCATAAACCTTTATATTATATAGGGTTTGAGCTCCTCTGGTGTACACAGAAGTACCAGAGCCTATAAGACCCGTAAATGCAGGTGTATTCCCCCCTGCGTTACCTTTTGATATTTTTATTATGTTATTTTCTAGTAAATAATCATATTTTAAAGAATTATAGTTTAAAGGATTAAATAAACCTTCTTTATCTGCGAAAGACACAGAAGCATTATTAGCCCCAGTTTCGTCTGACATATCTATCTCAAAGTTATGTACATACTCAGACATATCTAACTCCCCGCCCAAATCTTCATCCCATTTTAATTCTGAAGTACCTTCAACGCTTCTCTGCCAAAACGCCTTTAAACGAGAATCAGAATAAGCTAAAACACAATAAGAATCTTCAGAATTAGTTGTTAAGTAAGTTGCAGTTGAAAAAGATGAATCATCAGATGTTTTTCTATAGTAAATCCTTTGGTCTGCTGCTTCTGTATAAATAAGTAACTGAGACCTTGTGTTTATTAAAAGAGCAAAAACTACCTTTAAATCATTAGATATAATTTTACCTGTACCATAACCTATGTACCCAACTAAAGCTTTTATAAGAGATGAATCTATAACAGGGAAGTTAGCTAAAAATCTTGTATCCCCAGTTTTAGCATAATGCTCTAAGGCTACCTTTGTAACTGCATTTATAACAGTTAGATAAGAGTTTACACCACTATTACCACTAAAGATATACAACCTATTTGTATCTACATTAAAATGCATTTCAATAATATATTGGTACTGATAACCTCCATCTAAAGGGTTAGGCAATAACCCGTATGGGTTACCAATTTCATTGCTCCAGTAAGAGGAAAAAGTAGCATCAGAAGTAGTTACATTATGTAAGGCTATACCAAAATCATAAGAAGTATTGGTGTCTTCTGCTGCAATATATAATACTCTATTTATACTATCATAAGCATTTAACATTAACTTAGAAGCCCCAACTACTTGATATGGTTTATACCTAGCTGTACCTAAACCGCTTTGTGTCCAGTAAGTAGTTAAATCTTCCTTATTAAAATAACCTAAGTAAAATCTAGTTGGGTAATCATTACTGCATTGAGCACAAACTAGTATTCTAGTACTCTCTAGAAATATTTGAACAACCTCAAAATTAGTAATAGCTACTAAATTATCCTCAAAACTAGTTACTTCCTCTAAGGTAACATTAATTTCCTGCAGATTGGCTGTTAAACTACTACCACAAGATATGTAGGCTTTACCACTCTTCACATTCAAAGCTTGAATGTTACTAGTGGCTATAGCAGGTGTAGTTCCTGTATTGTAGTTTTTCCAGATTAAAGTATCTTCATTATAAACTATAATACCGTTTGCAATTGTTCCTGCAATTATTGTATTATTAGTTGAATCGTATGCTATATGTGTTACGTTTATTATAGAAGCATTATCAGTAGAATCATAAGAATCATAAAGACCTGATGCTTCATTATATATAACTATTTCATCCTCAGTACCATAAAATATTCTTCCATTTACAGAATCATAATACTGTGATTTATACACATGAGAACCATAATCTAAATTTTGGACTTGGCGTTCTAGAGTATAGTTAATATACCTAAAGGTTGTAATGTCCACTATAGATGTTTGAACTGCACTTCCTTCCCCAGCCACCAAAGAAGTTATAGCAATAGGTGAACCCCAAGAAGAGCCATTATCTAGTGAAAGAATATAGTAAGCATTATAAACTACTGGGTCTGATACTGCATCTGTAACTCTTTCAAAGGTTACCCAAAGTTTATCATTAGTATCATAATATACATAGGGCTTTGCGTGGTCATTAGCTAAACCTGTTTCTGTATTGAAATTAGTTTCAGCAGACCAAGTAGAAAAATCTGTACAGGTTCTATAGTATATAACACCACTTCTCTCATAAAATAACCAATATGTTGTGTTGATTTTTGTTAAAGAAGGGTTAGTACCATTAATGGTTGTATCAGACATAGATATTTGAATTACCCCATCTTCATCTATAGTGCAAGAGTATAACTCTGTATCATTTCTACTAACAACTATACCTAAATTGGTACTACTATTTAATTGTATAATAGCAGGAGCAAACCAATCGTAAGTAGACCCTGTAGTTACTGCAATAGGGGCATTCCAAGAGTTTCTTGTTATATCAGAGCTCTTATAGTAAAGCTGATATTTTGAATCTCCTGTACTATACTTTGAAAATACTAAGGACATCCTACCATCACTATGCAAAACCTGTTTAATTGTTTTTTCATTAGTACCTGTACTTTGTAGAAATTTACCCTCAAAAGGTATAGAATCATAATTCCGTTGTACAGTTACAACAGCATTAGGGTTTCTTGCTACATCATCAAATATATTATATTGCCCACTTGGTAGTGTTTGCATTATTCTCTCCTATTAAGAAACTATTTCTAAACTCATCCTTACAGAAAATCCATCTGCATCTGTAGTACCTAACCTATTAGCTACAAAATCAGCTACAATAACATTATATGAATTATTATAAACATCAGTAAATACATAATAAGCATAGTCAGCTTCATCTAAAGTAGTTAAATCATCTACTTCTGATTTATTCATATTGTCCCATTCCATGTTTAAAAATCTATCACTTGACTTCTTCTGCCAATGTTGTTTAACAGTTTTAGTCAAGGTTACTAACTTAGCTATCTTCTTTTCAGCTTTTGGCAAATCAGACCTTGAAGGGTTGATAGTTGCAGTAAAGCTATCAAGAGTAATATAATAATATCCAGATTCTAATGGCATAATTTAAACCTCCTCATACATTTCCTGTTGCTACATCTTCATCTTCGAGAGTTCTCATTAAATCTTCTCTCATTAGTTCAGCCATCTTTTTAGCTGATTCCCTAATTGTTTCTTCATCATTTATTGAAGCCCCATCTAATATAAAAGTAGGGGATATAGCTATATTTGTTACCTTTGCTACAGTTGTTGACCTTGTTGAAGCCTTAGAAGTTTCAGTACCAAGGGAAGTTTTAAATGCTTGACCTGAGGAAGACTGTCCCCCAAAGCCCCCACTTAGTAATAAGCCAAAGCCAGCCATTGAAGCTAGTCCGCCTAAACCCCCCATCTTATCAAATAAACCTTTGCCTTTTTGAATTAAAGACTGAGGTTGACCTTGTGCTGCGAACTCTCCGGGTTTTGCTATAGGAATGTTCATGCCAGTCTGCATACTAGTTAATCCGGGAGTTGGTATTGTCAGCCCTGATAAATCTGGTGTAGATAAACCTTGAGTACCAGCCCCAGCCCCAGTTGTCAATGCAGTTTTTATAGCATTAGCATGATAGTCTGCCCCTACAATTATAGCCCTTTGTATTTTTAAACCATCTAAAGATGAACCAAAGACTAAATCTAAATTTGTTAAGTTAAAAAATGCATTAGTCATTCCTTCTGCAACATTATCAATAATGGTTTCCTTAATTCTTTCACCTAATATTTTAGTAAAAGAAGATATATCCCCCTCTTTAAACGCTTCACTTAAAGAAGATGATACTAAGTTTCTAAATTCTTTTGCCTGTTTAGTAAGTATCTTTAACTCCTCTGCTTGTAGCTTATTTCTTGATTTTAACACCTCATTAGTATCTATTGCCATATCTCTTTCTATTTCATAATAATAAAGTGTCTCTTTTGCTATATCTAGATTTGTTGCCCCACCAGCCTTTAACAGCTTTAGGTCTCTAGCAAATTCATCATCTGTTCTAATTGTTCTTTTTGGGTCTTTTCCGCCTTTTTCCCCTTTTTTCTCTTCTTCTCTAGTCTTTTTTAATAATTCATAATATGTAGAAAGAGCTTTAAAATTACCTGTCATTACTAAGGTCAACCCTGCAAAAGCATCTTTCATCCCTATACTTCTGAGGTCATTAATAAATTCTACAAATTCAGAATCCGTAACCAAATCATCTAATCTATCCATTGAGCTACCAACTTTATCAAACTCTTTAAGGAACTCTTCTACTGAGTGAGCCGACCCTGAATAAGCTACTGATACTGCCAAGGCGAACTTCTCTACATCTGGTTTATTAATTAGACTTATTATAGCCCCGAAAGATGAGTTCATACTTTTAATAGCAGGCAAAGCAACATTAGTTGTTTTATTAGCTATTGCTGTGGACATTTCTCCATATTTTTGACCTAACTCTTCTACTTGAGCTCCTACATTATCTTCAAAAGCCCCTCTCATATCTTCTGCTGCATCCTTAACATTTCCTCTGTTTCGTGCAAGAGCTTCTTCCCATTCATCCCATCTCTGAAGAATTGATTTAACTGCTCTAACACCCCTGATACCAAAGGTTTGTATTAATTTAACATCATCATTTAGAGCTAGTTTTCCTTCCCCAAATCTTTTATTTAAAATACGCATTGTATCTACAAATTCTATTGGTTTTGTAGGGTCAAAAGCTTTACCTGTAGCTGATTCTAATAAATCAGCATTTTTAGCCATCTTAATTAAAGCATTAGTTAAAGATGTACCAGATTTGCTACCTTTTAACATACCAGTATTTAAGAAGCCTATTGTAGCTGTTAAATCCTCAAAAGAAAAGTTTATAGAATTAGCGGCGTTTGCAGCGAACCCGAAGGCTGTTGCAATCTCAGATAATTCAACCTGCTGAGTTTTAAATGTTGTAGCTAAAACATCAGCTACATGTTGCATCTTTTCAGCAGTACTTAAAGTATTATCCATCTCTTTACCAAATAGGTTAAAAGCTCCAGCTACTAACTTACCTGTTTGGTTAACATCTGTCATTGTAGCTATAGAAAGGTTCATTACATGCTCAAACCCCGCTATAGATTCTTCTACGGATAACCCAGCAGTACCTAACTGGTACATAGCTGTAGCAGTATCTTTTAAAGTAGCAGTTGAACTTGAAGCAAAAGACACTACAGCATCTTCTAAATCTTTAAACTGTTCTGCTGTTGCCCCTACAGTTGTAGTTACAGTAGCTACCCTACCCATTTCTTTTTGAAACTCATTAAAAGCCTTACCTGCATCATCAAAAGTTCTAGTTATTCCTTGTACGATGGAACGAAAAATCATCCATATAGGAGAAACTACAGCAACTCTAGCAAGTGCTTTAGTAAAATCTTTAACAGAGAAAGATAGACCTAAAAACCCCTTACCTACTTGCTTTTGGTCTTTAACCATTTGTTTACTAGATTTTCCTTGTTTCTGCATTGACTTTTCAAGTTTATTAAACTTACGGTCTAATTGGTCAGCAGTAGCTCCAGCTTTTACAGCCTCTCTAGCATCATTAATCCATTTTATAATAAATTCTGTTGTTGGCATTTAGTCCACCTTCTCTTTACTTTTAAATACTATTTTTAACCCTGGAATTGTAACCTTCCCAGTTTTATCCTTAGGCTGTTTAACATTCTCTTCTTTAGCCTTAGCTTTTTCCTTCTTTTCTTCCTTAAGTTTATAGTGCATAAAAGCATCTATATATAAGTCGTTTTCATATGCCCATTCGGGCATTGAACCATCCTCTAAATAAAAATTTAAGTTATTGTAGTAAGCTAACCAATTTATAAAGCTTAGTTGTATGTTAGTAAAGGTTGTTTTGTTATTAAATAACTCTATACCCCCAAGCATTTTACTTGCAGAAAAAATTGTCTGCCAATGTTTTGATTTAGCTAGCTTTCTAAGCTTACGAGTTAAATCTGTCATGGCTATCCACCAATGCTATTAAGGTTAATGCCTCATTTGCCTCTTCTTCTTTTACATCAGATAAGAACTCCTCATAGTTTGTAAAAGCTTTTATCCAGCGTATTGATTTTTCATTGCCCTCTAAATCACTCTCTACTATTTTCTTCTGTAAAGATAGATAAGAAGCATATCTATACATTTTGGATATAAATTGTGTCTCAAAGGAAGTAAGTAAGGCATCTGTTTTTTTAAAGCTTAAAACTTTTTGTTTGTCTCTAATAATTAAAATCTCTACTTCTAACTCTTCAATTAAATCTTTTCTTCCATCCTTGCTTATTAACTTACCTAGCTCTTTCATTTTTTTCCAATATTTGCGTTCAAGTGTCTTAAACTTTTCTGTCATTTTCTCTATATCAACGCCCTTCTCTTTCCAAGAGGTTATAAGTTCTTTTTCAGTTCTAACATCAGGGTTTGATATTAACCTAGTTTTAACTCCACTTAAATATTCTGTCATATCTTCTTTTTGTGAAAAAGACAAGCCAGTTATTCTCATATCACTATTACACTCAAGTACTATATAACTGTTTTTTAAATACTCATGCAATTTCTCTAAACCTAAAAAATCTTTATTTAAAATTTCGTTCATTACCTTCCCCTTTCAATAAAAAAACCCTTAAAAAGTAGACAAACTACTTCGTAGGGGTCTTAAACTGTATCAATAAGCCTTCGTTAAAAGTTTTAATTGTTTTTTCAAATTCTCTGAAATTAGCATAAATAAACTCTTTGATAAGACCTTTTACTAGCTTCTTATCATTATGGTTATCTATAACTTTCATTACTTCAGTAACTAAAGCCTTTGCTCTTTCCTCTTGTGTTTTACTTAAAAATCTTTCCGTAATATTTAACATAGCCTTCCCTTTCTTTTCTTCTCTTCCCGTCCAATGGTAGAGGGTGGGAAAGACAAGCTCCCCCTACCCTCAAAATCGTTATAAGCTATTAAATATCTGATGTATCAATAGTCATATTGTCTGCCTCAAGAACCATGCCCTGAGTAATATAATCATCTACTGGTCTTCCACCAGTTAATGACATAGCTGTACAATTAAGACATTTATATGTAAGTTTATGATTTGTTTTAGCCTTCTCACCATAAATTCTAACATAAAATGTTACATCATCAGCAAACTCTCTTGCATCAAGTATACCATAATCAACTCCTGCGTCTCTCATAGCCTCTTCCAGAGTAAATACCTCAAGATTCCTTCCTAGAGTAATTCTTACAGTTTTTTCTCTAGCTCCGAATTTTACTTTGTCTGTATTACCAAGTTCCCCAATATCAAACCTATCTAAAGTGGCATCAATAGTGCAACTCTGAATACGATATAAATATGTACTTGTTGCTACATATATACTTGCATTTTCACAAGGATAAGCTCCAACATCAGAATCATTATCAGTCCATACTGTAGGTGTAGTAGCTGCTGAATAATAAGCTGTAACTATATCACCTGTTGTATTGCCTGTTACTGTTAATTCTTTTGCTCCATCACTATAAGTATAATCATCAGTCTCTACTAAATAAGTTGTATCTGTACCATCATATCTAGTAACTTTTAACATATACTTACCAGCATCATCTGGATTTTCTACAGGGGCGTAAGAACTTAAATCTATAACCTTAGTAGCTTCACCAGAAGCAACTGTACTTCTATTCTGAATAAAATACTTATTTCCTGCATATAAAATCTTGTAATCTTCTCCAACTAAATCGAAACTTCTTTCAATATCTGCCTCTGGGTCGCTAAGATTTATTGAAAAACCAGCAACACGCAGTTTAGGCATCCATATAGTACCACGAAAAGTATCGTTATCATCAGTTAAGAATACAGCAGTATCACTAATAGATGTTTTAAAATCATTTAGAGTTACGGAAGTTATGGCATCTCCTACATTGCCTAATCGTCTATAAATATCAATGTTTCCATACTCAAATTGTCTTAAGGTATATCTTGCTGAAGGACTACCTTTTTTATTATCTACTTTACCGTCTCTACCGACTTCGTTTCGTTTTGTACGGTTTAAAGTAATATCCTCAGAAATATCTTGTATTCTATCTAACTGAGCCTTAGTACTATTCCCATTAATAGGGTAAATTATGGGTTTTGCTAAAGACGAATGTATCATAGTGTTTCTCCTTTTCTATTTATTTTTTTATTGGTTAATTTACTTTGCCTTCTATCTTGGCGATTCTTTCCGAGTTCTTTCCAATTTTATCTTTTAACTCATCTTGACCTTCTAATAAAGCCTCAACATTTTCCTTTAAATGTAATAGATGGTTATCCTTTATAGTTATGGTTTTTACAATGTTGTAAAAAATACCTCCAACTAAGACTAAGAATCCAGCTATTTGAACTAAATCTCTCATATTCATACCTTTACACCTCTTTAATTAGTCTGTACTTTGACTGTAAAAGATAATTTATGCCTAAATCTATCTCTAGCGTCTAAACCTTCAACGCCTTCTAACTCTTTTGCATTTTCAGTAAATTTTAAAATTCTTATAACCCCTGAATCTACCTTATTAGATACTACCCCACTAGTTATAGTATATGCATAGTAAGTTAAGGTATCTTGAAGTTTCTCTACGAGCCATTTAGCTAAATCTAATCTTTGACCATCACTTTTAGCAAAGGTACGAATTATAATCATTTCCTCATCCTCTAGTGTAGATGCCCCTACCTCTCTTCTTTTTAGGTTAGAGGTTACTAGTTGAACAACTATAACAGGTAACTCTCCATCCTCTACAGCAGTAAAAGTTTTTCCAACTGATATACCTGACCAACTGTCTACTATTAATTGTGCCTTTATATAATCTATTAAACTGGCTTCTATATTTCTATATTCTCTATATACGCCCATTGTACTCTCCTATTAAAATCCTGTGGCTAATCCTTGTTCTATTCTTGTTAATGCTGTCCAAAAATTAGTTCTAAGCCCTTCCATGGTAATATCAATATAGTTAGTTGGTTCAATAAATTTTTTAGCTTTAAAAGTATAATTACCTGAACCCTTTAACCAAGTGCCTCCTGATGCCCCTACAACGGGTCTACCTCCACCGTCTGAAAATTCACCATAAGGTACACTTTTACCCATATAAGGTAAGAACCTTTGACCACTTCGTGTAAAACCGCTATTTAAAACCTGCCAGTACTCTGCTTCTGTATTTAGTAACTCTATGTTTCCTACACCTATTTCAAAATAAGCTGCACCAAAACCCCCTACAGATTCTATTGTTAATGCATCCTCTAACTTAGTAGTACTAGCCCTTTTCTTTTTGTTTGCTATAATGCTTCTCATACTGTTTAAAGCCCATTCAGCTAAGTCCATCATAACAGCTTGTGTTTCAAAATGAGAAGACCTTTTAATTAATTTAGCCCAAGCTTTAGGTCTTGCCCCTCGTATTATTAAGGTATTTCTTATCATTAGGCTCTTTCTAATATAACTACAAGGTATTTACCTTTAATGGTAATTGAAGAACGCTTACCATTAGCTCCTTTATAAACTAAGTACTGTTCATCCTTATAGTATAAATTACTAGCCCTTTCAAGCAAAGACTTGTGTTTTTTATCACAGATTAATTCAATTGCCCCTTTTTCTTTTAGCCCTACCATCTCCCATACTAATGTAGATGCTTTTACTTCTCTAACAATACCTTCAATATACTTAGGGTTAAAGGTTATAGAAGTTGTTTTAGTCTTTTCATAGGGGTCGTCTACAGTTTCTTTTTCAACAACAACTTTTAATTTAACCATTTCATCCCTGCTATGGTTATAATCTAGAGGTGAAGGTCTGTTTTTCATTCTAAATCTCCATTATAAGCTATCCAAGAAAAACTACCCAGACTTGAGTTGTACCCAGAAATTAATTTTCTAATTTTCTGTTCTGGTGTAAGTTCTACTTGGAACTGCATTGCAAATTCTTTTGTCTTATATGTTTTTAAACTACCGTCCACTAATATTGAGGCTATTAAAGCTATAAGCCTTCTTTCTGATACTGACGGTTGTGGTACAATAACATCACTATCATTAGCATCCCAATCATTTACTTTTAATGTAGACAGCCATACAAAAGCTCTAGTAATATACGCATCTACTTCATTTGTAGAGTACTTTCTATAAGCATCATAAGAAATTCTAATTTCATCTGTTAAAGTAAGTACAGCATTTTCAAAAACTATATTATTTGTATCGGAATCAAAGGTATAGTTACTCTCTGAATTCTCTACTTCGTTTACATAAACATCAATAGTGGTCGAAACAGGGTTTTCCTCAGAAAGTGTAAAGGTTCTTCCTGCTAATGTTGCTGTTTCATATGTAGCATAATCATTTATACCTTCTTGTATATCTTCGATTAACTGTCTAACTAATAGTCTTGTCTTAGTCATTTTATACAACCTCTCTTGCTAATAGTATTTCTTTGCCTCTTCCACCCTTAAAGGTAAACCCCCTATACAAAAATACAGCTTTTAAAGGGTTATCTTTTTTTATTTTAGTGTACCAATTTTGCTTACCATGTTTATCTAAAAAGCTTTGTAGCATTTGTAAAGCTATAGAAGGGTTATCAGAAACTATTTTTATATACTTTCTATATGCTTTATCTGCTAATCCCCATGTAAAAATAAAACCGTCTTCTTCATAATTACCTAGTACTATTTCGCCTCTCTTTATTTTTCTAAAGTAGCTACTTAATATTTTAGGGTCAGTTATAAATACTCGTTTGTTGTTTACGGTTATATACCATTCTTTATACTCATCTTCTACTTCTGAAAGAAAGCCTAATATTTTAGTCATATCTTTACATTTTAATTTGTAAACCATTATCTTTCCCTTCAAGTTTTGGAAGGGGAGAATAAATTCCCCCCTTATAAAATCAATTCTAAGCTTCAGCAGTCCAAGTACTACCACGATAAAAACCAGCAAACGCTTTTGTATTAATTGCAACAGCAGCGATTGATTCAAACCCACAAACACCAACAGCAGGTTTACGGTTAGAACCAACAGGCATAATCGCAGGAGATACTATAATAGCTCTCTGCTGTATAACCTCCCCACCAACTAATTCAACTCTATCAAGCAATTTTCTACTGAAAGCTAAAGGTTTTCCTGCTTCAGTATTAAGAGCTACAAGAAGAGCTTTGTTAGTGTTAAGAATAGCTTTACTAGAACCATCAATTGAAACATTACCAACAACTCTAACTATCTGAATGTTCAAGTCAGCAAGAGCCTGTTTCAAAGAATGATACTTGTTCTCATCATAGTCCCATAATATAATATCATGGTCAATCTGAGACCCAACAACTAGAACGAAGTTATCGCCATAGTCTTTTACATATTCACGCATCTGAATCAAATTACTATAAGTAAACTTAGTTGTACCAGAAGCAAGAACTACCCTATTGCCAGAAGCAACAGCTGCATCCGTAATCAACATAACTTTCTTAATTTCATCAGCGTTTAATGCTCTATTAACAGTCTTTTTCTTCCTAGCAATAACATCATACTTGGCTGTCAAAAGGTCTGTAAAAGAAACATAGTATTCTTTCGTTAAAACATCTACGAAAGGTACAGAAGCTACTGCATTAGGCGTTACCTGAGTTGAAGTAACATTATCATTAGTGTCAATATGATAAACTTCTTTTGCATCTTCATCAGTATCGAAACTATATGTGTTCTCTCCAGCTTCAGTCGTATCTACGCTACACAGTAATTCTACTACTCTCGGATAAGGGCGTAGTGGGTCAAGTGGTTCTCCCCAAATCTTTGCAAGTTCAAGAAACATATTGCTTGATTCTACAGCTGCCTTCATCTGAGATTTTGCTTTCTCAATCATACCTCTATTTTTTTCCATTTTCTTATTCTCCTTAATTAAGTTATAGTTTACGAGGCTTTACTTACTTTCCCAACATAAATTATCTATGGCAGTCCTTAAATCGCCATATGTGGATTTTTCAGCTTTAGCTACCTCTACGCTATCGTCATTGCCTACAACCAAATCAGCTTTTTCTTCTTTATCTGCAATAGAGGAGGCACTTTCTAGCTCCACTACTTTTCGTTTAAGCTGAAGGTTCTCGAATTTAGTATCATCAGCTAAATCTGCTTCCGCTATATCTTTGGAGGCATCACCAAGTGATATTCTTCGAGCCGTAATTTTTTCGGCATATTTTTTTGCTTCTACTACTTCTGCTTCAATTTCTTTTGCATGAGCAACTTTTAAATCTTCAAGTTCTTTAGTATGAGCAGTTTGCAAATCCTGTACATATTCATAGGTATAAGTTACTACATTATCTACTTTCTCTTCTGTAGTTACTTTTACTCCATCATCATATACAACTTCTTCTTTAATCTCTGCTTTTACTTCAACCTTTTCTGAGGCTCCTGATTCGTCAGAATCCATTGTTCTAACAGTCTCTACTTCTTCAGTAGTAGTAATAACTGTTTTGGCTTCTTCCTTACCATCTTCCTCTTTAACTTCAATAGCTTCTTTTTTAATCCCATCAGCTTCAGCTATTTTTGGGGCTTCTATTTCTTCTTTTACTTCCTCTTCTTTAGATTCCTTAACAACCTTTATAACTTCTGCTATTGATTTTTCATCAATTACCTCTTCTATTTTTTCATCAAGAGGTTTTTTAATTTTCTCTGACATATTATCCTCCTTTAGTAACTCTGCATAAACTAAGTCTTCTCTTAATACCTTATTATCTTCTTGTATGTCAACTTTACTCGCTAAAGCTTTTGCAGAGGCTAAAAGTTTTAAAACCTGAGCTTTAGGACAAGCAGGGTCTTCTTCTATTAAAAGACCACAACCTGCAAAGTGAATTGTATTCATTTTAAATGTTCCATCACTAAGGGCTTCAACTACTAAATCTCCATTATCATCAAACCTATGAATTTCAAAAGAGACAAATAATTGACCTTTTTCAAATTTAGCTTTAACTTCATCAAATTCCTCACTAAACATGGATTTAAAGAACGCTCCATATACAACTATATTATTCCCTTCTATCTTTCCATCAAGCATGTAACCACATATGTAGTTACTTCCTTTATGGTCGAAGTTAATCTGTTTACCAACTATTGAAGGTAAACCATCTTCAACAGCTTCCCTAGGTAATCTAACTCTATTCCTGTTAGGTTTTTCTAATTCTGCGTAAATAGTTTTAAATACTGCTAAATCAGGAGAAGGAAGGGATAACCCTCGTTTCTTTGCTATCTCCTTTAATTCATCACTAGCTGTGATAAAAGTGGTCTTTGAATCTTTAGTCCACTCCAGCATTGCTTTTGCTATTAGTATTCTATCATTTAATAGTCCCATATATATCTAACTCCTTGCCCTGTTTCTTCCGTTACAAGTTTATCTATTATTTTCCATGCTGTATTCACAGCTATATCTTGCATAAGTGTAACTTCATATATATTCCAATATATCTCTAACCAAAGGTCTTGATATTTCTTTGATAAGTATTTTTCAACTGGCTCTGGCATCCACTCTTCATCTCTAGTAGCATTTGTGTATTTTTGTGATTCTGTACCAGACTTGCCATCTTTTTCATTTTTCTCTTCTACTTCTTTATCCTCAGAAGAAGTTGAATCAACTTCTTGGTCTGCTGTTATCTTATGAGGTGATAATAATTCAGTAACACCGTCTTCATCCTCTTTTTCTCTTCTCTCTATTTCAACAGTTGGGTCTAACCTTAAAGCCTGTTGCATTGTTGCAATTGATACAAAACCTCTATCATAACCAGACCGTAAAAAGTCAAGTAAAGAATCTACATCTAATCTTATAGGGCTACTTACTATTCTAATAGATTCTAGGTCTTTAAAATATTTTCTATGCCCAGTTCTATTTTTAAGTATAATCTGTCTTACAACATCATTTAACATGGATTTAAAACCCGCTACACCAGAATTTACCTCTGTTATAAAAGGTTTAGGGTTCATAACACTTTCTCTCCTGCTTGTAGTTACAGCACTTACTACTTCAATAAACCCAAGCCCGGCTAAAATACTTTTGTCTGCTTCTGCATACAACTCTTTATTTAGGATGTTCTTCATATCTGGTATGATATGGTTTAAATCAACATCAAAAGGTGTTGTGAACATTGGAGCAAACTTCTGTTTAGCATCATAGTTATTTAAAAAGGTCTTAAAGTTAGTTTCTAAAGTTGTCATATCATTATCATCATACGTTACGCCTTCTTTAACTAAACCCTCTGAGCCTTTTTTTAACATTATTAGATAAGGTAATAGTTTGTCTAAAACTTTTTCTCCCTGAGTTTTTAGAGTGTTTACCCCATAAAAATTCCTATATACACCCTGTCTTATAAGATAAGGTGTTGGGTATGCTTCATACCATCTAGAAAAAGGCTTTTGAATTATAAAATCGCCCTGTACTTTATGTAAGTACTTTGCATCATAATAATACTCAAAATTACCTATGCTTCTTGCATTTTTAGGTGTAGGTTTAATATATAAACTAGACCCATCTAAAAACCATATAGCATCAGGTATAGAAAATCCTTTTACTGTTGCCCAATGTATTTTCATAACGCATAAAGATGAGCCTTTCCATCTTTCTTTTAAGTACTCTTTAGATAGCTGATTAACACCCACAGGTACTTTACCCATATACGCAACATTTAATGTTTGCAACCAATCGTTTAAAAGTGATTGTAGAGTATCATTTTTGGTCTCTATTTTATAGTTTACTTCTGAGGCACTATTCACAGCAAAGTCTGTTAAAGAATTTATAACCCCACTTGAATCACTTTGTAGCATTGATTTAACTGCTAAACATCTTTTGTGATAGTCTTGTGGTACAATAATAGTTCCGTCATCCTGCAAAAACTTAAGTATTGAATACCAAGACATGTAATTACTATTTAGGTCTCCCACAGTTTTTCTCCTTAGCTAAAATTACCTAGTGATAATTTTTTAATCTTTTTTACAGGATTTATTGACGCTAGTGTAACATGCCATTGTGCTATAGCGAAACATTGAAACGCTTGAACCAAGTGGTCTTCACTAGTTGAATCAAAATGAACCCTATTACCTTTAACCAACTGTAAAAAGCTTGAAAATTGGTCTTCAAACTTATGAGAATTACTGGGTATTTTTATTAACCCATCATAAAATAAGCTTCTTAATCTTTGTATAGAAAACACAGATGTTTTTTCTACAGCTTCTATTGGTTTACCACTTTTGTCAAAGACAAACTTGCCTTCATCATCTTTTTCAAAACCTATTGTTACATTTTCATTAAAAGAACACCATATAATATTATCTTTATTATTTTTTTCTACTAGTTGACGATAAACTGGAGCCCCCATGATTGTACAATCTATACAGCAATAATCACCTTTAACTGTTTTAAATATCCAATCTATCAGTTCTGCAAGCTGTTTATCATCTAATCTATACGCCGTAATATTATAGGCAAAGTTGTAACTCTTGTTATTGTATTCATTTATAACAATTATCTCGGTAGCAGCTGTTGAGCCTATATCAGCGGATACAAAGACCTTTGAAGCATTTTTTGCGTGGTCAAGAATAAGTCTACTCTTGTATTCATTAAAAGTCTTATCAGTAATTTCAAACTCTTTTACTATTTTGTCTTCACGGTAACAAAGACTTCTAATACGCTTCATATCGAAAGCCCCGAAAGCTCCGTCAACAGTTTGTGCTGCGACATTAATAAGGTAGTTAGCTGAGTTTTCTCCACCGTACTCTTCGATTCTTTCTTGCTTTATTTCTTCATTCCAATATGGCGAAACGAATTGAGGTATTCTAACAACGGTTTTCCTATACTTTTTAGCTTTTAAGAATTTTGATAACGGAGTATTTTCAGATATTAAAGGTATACCAGCTAGTACTTCTACGCAGCCCTTTTCTCCACGAGCATCAATTTTCTTTTCATACGCCTCATTTGTAGTAGCTTGAATCTCATCTTGAAAGTTAAAGTGTGTATGATGAGACCACCACTGCTTACCAACATTTCTTCCTGCTATATTTTCATTTACGCTTTGTAATTGATTACCATTCCTAGTTCTTATATCATAAACTGGGGAACGATTTATATTCTTTTTAAACTGTCTAAAAAATAAATGAGTGTCAAAGAACTCACATAAATCATCAGCCATTTTCTTAACATGTAGTAAATCATAACATGATAAGGTCATTTCGTACCCATTATATAATACTAACTTGGTAAGGGCATTTCTAACTAACCCTATGTATGTTTTTCCTATTTTTCTAGCACTAACTAATACTAGTGTACCTGCTTTTTCTCTCTTCTTAAAATTTTCATAGTCTGATAGTCTCTCATCATCCTCTAAGCAAACATCAAACTGTACAAAAGGTATTTGATAGTTTCTTATTTTAATACCTTTATCAAGCTCTAAGTTATCCCAAGAATCCATGTCGGTTGCAGGGGAAGTACATTCTATAAAACAAATTGGGTTGAATAAGCATTCAGCAAATTCAAGCTCTTCTTTAGTAAGTACTTTTATCATTATTCCTCACTAGGGTCTACAAATATTTTAAAATATCCTTTTTTAACATTAGCTGCAGAAAAAGTTATTTTTAATAGTGCCCAATACTCTCCTTGTATATCAAGGTTTGTGCTTGTTAAAGGGCAAGACACCTTACCATTAGCTTCGAGAGCTTTATCAAAAGAACTATCTTCTACTGTTATTGTATAAGTAGTAGTATCCTTTGCACTCTTAACTGTTAATTGTAAAGTTGAGCCTGTTAAGTCTACATTCCCCCCTTGTGAATTTTTTAAATGTAGGTTTAAGGTTAAATACTCTTTTTGTATAATATATGCTGTTGGGGCATTGTCATATTTTGTAGCCATTAGTCTACCTCTACTGTTATGTAAATTGGGTCTGTATCTATATCTAATTGAACATAATTATGAACTTCTGTTCCTACTGCTAAATGCCCTTCATATTGAGTGCCATTAGCTCCGTAAAATGTGCCATCTCTTACATCTGCTTCAACAGGGGCTTCAAAAGTACCTGTCTTAGTGGTATTATCAAATACTACATCTTTTTCTACATCATCAATAGAAGGTAAATCTAAAGAACCTTCATATTCTGTACCATTTGTACCATATTGAGAATTAAGTCTTACATCAGCTTCAGCTGGAGATTTAAATGTTCCTTCTTTAGTAGTGTTATCAAATTGAACTCCCCTTTCAACATCATTTATAGAAGGAAGGTCTAATGTTCCATTAACACCGTCACCTCTATCTGTGCCATCTCTTACATCAGATACATCTGCATAAGTAGGAGTAAGCCCTTGAAAAATTCCTAAGTCTATAGCATAATTAAGCGAATCGTTAAAATTTCCTATTTTTGTAAGCTTATCATTTAAATTTGAGCCAGTTCTTGTAAAGTTATCAAGAACTCTATTAGTGTACTGTGGGTCTAGTTCCCAATATTCCCTAAAGTCTGGTGGGTCTTGAGTTGATAATACATTATTTTGATAATAATTATTTCTGTCTGTATATGGGTTTCCACTTACAAGATATTGAGCTTGTGCATTATTTGTATATATACATCCTATTTCAAAACCATACCTATTAGCATCAGAACCATAAGCAGATGCACCATCTATAATGCAGTTTGTCATATAACTGCCATAATTACCTGCATCAAAACCGTTTACTCCATTTTTTGATACACAAAAAGTAGATATAGTACGAAAATAATTTGTTCCATTGTTTTTAGAAAAACAATACCAAGTGCTACAAATATAAAATCCTACAGTGCAATCTTCTGCATGACAGTTATGATAGTATGCCGTAGAAAAACCTCTATTACAGTTAATAGCTTTACAATTAATTGTAAATGTATAACCCGATTGTATAAATCCATGACAACTATTATCTACCCCATCAAAAATTAAATTCTCATAATGAACATACCCTTGAGTACCATGCCATATTGTTAACCCACCGCCTGTACTTTGTATAGTAGCTTGTCCTCTATCTCCTGTAACTGTAGAATAACCCCTAATGTGAGCAAATTTATATACACCGGCGTTAGTTCCCATATTAGTCCAAACAAGACCAGCAGTTTGATAAATACCATCAGCTTTTATCCAGAGAGTATCTCCCTTAACCCATGTAGTATTAGCTACTACATCAGCATTAGCTTGAGCCAAAGTCCAAGGGTCTCCCTCTGAACCAACACCAGTACCGCCCGCTAATGCACTTACATAATATTCTGCCATAATTAACCTCGGTTACATCTAAGTATTATTTTTTTTTAATTCATCCATAATTTATCCTTAATTTTGTTTTTCTTTAAAATACCCAGCCATCTTCTTAAATTTCTTCTATAGACATTCTTTCTCCTTTTATAATTTTCGTGAAAGATATTGATGATTTCCTTTCTTTTTTTATATTTGATATGTTAATGAAAACCATAGCTGAGAATTATCTACAAAATTAGCATTTGTAATTGCTGAAGTTACTCCTCCTTCTGTGCATCCTTGTAAAGAAATTCGAGTAACGCCTGCTTCTACTAAACAGCCATTTTGATTTGCAAAAGATACATTGGACAGCCATATACTTGCAGCACTTTGTAAATTCCCACTTGCAGTAGTAAATGGTAAACCTTCAATAAAAGCAGCACCTATATCTGTTCCTTTAGATGATAATAAAATTCTACCTTCTACAGTAACAACTCTTCCGATTTTAGTATATCTCCCTAATGTATGAGTTCCAATATATGTTATCCCTGTAGTACCACCCCCAAAAGAAACACTAGGAGTAAAAGTTCCCTCTTCATAACCATCTAATGTATTTACATCTGCACTCGGATTTTGAGTTGCAGGGAATTTAATCTGCCCTGTTGGTAAATCTAATAATCCATTTATATCAACACTTACATCGGCGGTTAAATCAAGATGTCCGTCATCCTCTGAACCAATATATAATCCGGCATCTCTAAAATAAATATCATGGTCTGTTAACACTATTAATCCTGTATCATCAATTTTTATTCTATCATCAAGTGACCCACTATGCTTCTGAGTTTTAAATATAAAATAAGCAGAATCGTCATAACCATTTCTAAATATATCCAAAAAAGCAACAGAATCATCATTATTATAACATCTCAATGAAGATATTTCTTGGTCTGCTGTCTTGTGTGCATAAAATCTAAGAAATGCAGTTGAACCATCAGTAGGTGCAATTATTTTAAGTTCAGCATTTCCAGATGAGTTTTCGATATTTAATATTGGTGAATTAACATCAATACTAACATCAGCAGTGAGGTCTAAATGTCCATCATCTAAAGAAGCAAGGTGAATAGCTGCATCTCTAAACTGTATTGGTATATTTGTAAGTAATGATATTTTTCCATCACTTCCTAAAACTACATCATCTAACCAAGCATGTAATTCTGTATGTTCTGCCGCTTCAAAATGATAATATTCATCTGTTGTTCCACCCTGTAATCCAGTTAATATATTATGATTATCTGTTGATAAAGCCACTCTTGATATAGTTTCACTTCTCCAATCAATATAATTATCACCTTCATCTGTGGTTCTAATTCTAGCGTTAATATCGTTTGTATAGCCACTATTAGCCTGATAAATTAGTGATGCTATTGGTCTGGATTCTGGAAACAATATATCATTCATAACCAAAGATAAAATTTCAGTTTTTGCACCAGTTCTAGCTTGACCAATCGTTGAATAAATAGCTTGACCCATTATCGCTATAACCGGATTGTCTTTTTCAGTAGTCGCAAATATATGATATAAACAATAATCATTATTTCCAACTCCTGTTAATTGCCATGCCCCACCAGTATATTGGTTGTACGCAATATTTGTTCCGCTAGTTCCATCAAGAGTTCTTGCAGAAAAACCACTTTCTATATGTTTAAGCCAACGCTCTGAATTTTCCAACATGTAATATATAGGAAGACCAGTTGTTGAATTAATAGCTGATATAGATTCATAAATATCTTCATCTGAAACACCACCGGTATCAACACCAAATTGTACATCGACTGTTATACCACTACCATTAACACTCATAGTGTTTAATCCTAAACCACTAAGATATATTAACCCCTCTTTAAAATGTAAATAAGCATGGGTTGATGGCGACATTGAATAACCGTGTCTTTCCTCTCCAACATAAATTCCTTCACCTGCATCTGCATTCCAATATATGATAGAAACCAATGCTTTTGTTCTAATATATGTATCTATATTTGCTGATGTTGGGTTTGCGGTAGCTGTTAAAGTAGAACCATCATAATATATAGCATGAATTCCTTCACTACCATCAATAACTACTGTATCTCCAGTAGATGTATACTTTACTCCAGAAATGAAATAGCTAAAATTTGTAGCCACCGGTTGAATCGATAATGTTAAACTTCCATCCGTAAATGTTAAAGTAGAATCAGTTCTATTTTCAAATCCATTTTGATTCCATTCTGCTCTAATAGGATGAATGGGATTAGTTGTAGTTCCAGCCCCAATTTCAGCTAAAGCGGTTTCTACTTCTGTTCCTGTATAATATACACCTGCATCGGTAATAGGTAAATGTGATGCATTTATTTGATTAGCTCCTGTTCCCCAATCCATTAAAGTAGTATCTATACCCTCTATTTTTATTTGTAAATTATTTCCACTTAAAGCAAAATGATTACTGTCATAATTAAAAGTTATTTCTTGTGTAGATAAAGTTAAAGGAGCTGCTGCAACCGTAGTTGCAACATGTTCATTATCTATTGCAGTTTCAAGGGCAACTTCTGTAATCTTTGTAGTTGCTCTAATCGAATCGCCATTAGAACTTGGTACTGATAAAGCTGTTAATTTATGTGTACCCATATTTATATCAGCAGCCAGTGTTCCAAGTTGAGTATCACCATTTTGTGTATGTTTTAAAGAAATAGCACTGCCAACATCGGTATCAGCTTTAACTGTGGCTAATGCAGCAGCATTGATTTCAATAGTATCTAACTTAATTCCATCTATTGAAATATCTCTACCATCTATTTTAAATTCTACGTCTACAGCTAAATTAGTTTTTAATGTTCCATTATCAAATATTGAAACACTAGACATTTCTATATATGTTTGAAAATAATAATTATAAGTATTATATATTGCCCAATTTTCAATACCTTTATCCGCATAATAATGACCACCATCAGCATATGTATCTGCGTTATTATCATTTCCAATAAAATATTTATCACTATCTATAGTTCTTAATACAACAGCATATGTTGTTCCAGTCACAACGGATGCAGGTGTGTTAAAAGTTATAGAAGTATTAGTCCATGTTGTATTACTTGGAATTTCAGAGGCTTGCATAGTATAAGTTGCTAATACATTCGCTGTTGGAACACCCGCTGAAGTAGACCTTATTTCAACAATTAAGGGGTCTGTAGAACCATCTTTATATAATTTTAATACAACTCTTGTTAAGTCACCAGTTTGCCCTGCTATAAAAGTTTGTGCAGAATCATAAGCAGAATTAGCATAAACATTCCAGTTCTCACTCGCAGTTAATTGTTCTTGGTCTAATATTTCTCCTGAACCTTTTAAA